ATGAGGCGTGTTTGCCCCGCATGCTCCCGCCGAACGGCTGAACTGGTAGACCCAGATTGCACCGTTTGCCGGGGTGAAGGGTTCCTAATTCTTCACCCCGCAGCGCTCACCATGTATGAACCCAGCGTCATTTCTGAGGCCGTAGGGCTGGCCCTTGAGAGCTCCGCCCGTCAGATTGAAACCCTGACCACCCTGTCCGACAACCGCCGCGTCAAGCTGGCTGTCAGCGTCACGGATTTGGTCACGGCTCGCATCATCCAGGAACCCGGCAGCGCCCCCGTGGAAGACCCCGCACCTGTCGCCCCCGCCCCGGCTGGCCGTCGCCGCCGTCGTAAGCACGAGTCAGCTAACCAACTCTCGTTTGCCAGCCCGGAAATTCTCGCTGAGGGCGTCACCAAGACCAACACCGAGCCTTACGACGCCGCCGTGCTGGCCGCGCAGCCGCACCGCTACGGCAAAGACGACCGGCCATATATGCGAGGGCTGCCCTTGCTGTCCGCTGACGGCCACCCCTCACACCTTGCCCGGATTGAGGATCCTCAAGACGCCTACGCGTCCAACAGCGACGATTACCAGACCCGCAGCCGCCGCACCCGGCAAGCCACCATCCTGGTTGCCGCTGTACCCCACGCCGTGGCAGAGAGGAATCGGCCATGAACTTTGAAATGGACGCCGCAGACGTTCCCAAGGTCACCGAGCAATTGGACGCGGACGCCATTGTGGCCAACCGCATCAAGCGGAAGAACCACCGCCGCAACGGCCCCAAGTCCGGGCCAGCCGCGTTGAAGCGCCGGGACCGCATCATTGAGGCGCTGAGGATTCGCCGCGAGGAAGGCAAGACATGGGAACAGGTGGCCGCGCTAACAGGCTTCCCGTCCCGGCAATCTTGCTATGCCGCGTGCATGAAGTACCTGGACAAGAAAGACCTTGAGGAAATCGACCTCTACCGGGACGTTGAGTATTCGCGTCTCGAAAAGGCGTCTGAGGTGATCATGGGCATTCTCACGGACGATCTTGGCGCCGCTGGTTTCCTCCTGGACGAACACGACATTGACGACATGGACGGGTTCCGGCGCAATAAGTATCTGGAAGACGTGGCCGAGCGCGTGAACAAGAACATGGAAACCAAGCTCAAGGCCATTGACCGGCTGGTGAACGTTGGCGCGCGCACCGGCAAGATTCTGGGTTACGACGCGCCTACCAAGCTTGAAGGCAACGGCATGGGTGGTGACATTACGGTGACGTTCGCCCCGGCCATGGCCAAACCCGCCGAAATGGCAGAACCGGAAATGATCATTGAGCCGGAAAAATAAGCGCAAGGGCCGGGTTGTCACATACAACTACGCGCCCCATGAAGGACCGCAAAGCCTGGCCCACCAAATCAAGGTGGACGAACTGCTCTACGGCGGCGCCGCTGGCGGCGGCAAGTCGCGGTTCATGCGCGCCGATTTCTTTCAGTTCTGCATGCAAGTGCCCGGTGGCCGCGCCATTATCTTCCGCCGCACCTTCCCGGACCTTGCCCGTTCGGTCATTGACCCGTTGCTTGAGGAAACCCCGGTTGGCTTGGGCAAGTACAACCGTTCTGAACACATGTGGCGGTTCGCCAACGGCAGCGTGCTGGAACTGGGGCACTTGCGCAACGAATCGGATTTGCTCAAGTACCAGGGCGCGGAATATCAGCGCATTGGCTTTGAGGAACTAACCCACTTCACCGAAAAGCAATACACCTACATGCTTTCCCGTCTGCGTTCCGCTGGCGAGGTCAAAGAACGCATGGAAGCGCTGGGGCTGCGAACAGGCGTGGTGTCCACCGCCAACCCCGGTGGACCTGGCCACCACTTTGTGAAGCAACGCTTTGTTGACCCCGCGCCGGCAAAGACGGTCTTCAAAATGGCTGCCACCCTGGACGATCCCAACCCCGGAACGCGCTGTTATATCCCCGCGAGGGCGACCGACAACCCCAGCATTGACGGCAGCTACATTGACCGCCTAAACGCCCTGCCGGATAACTTGCGCAAGGCGCTGCGTGATGGGGACTGGAACGTCCTAGACGGCGTGCGATTCTCCCAATGGCGGGACTCACTGCACGTGGTCACCCCGGACATTTCCCCCATGGATTTGGTCACGTTCCCCCGCGTCGTGGCCGTCGACTATGGTTTCGGCGCGCCCTTCGCTGCCGTGTGGATTGCCAAGCTGCCCAACGGCGTCAACCTTGTGTATCGCGAGCTCTACGCCAAGAACCTCACGGCCACGCAGCAAGCGGAACTCATTCTGAAATCCGAAATGGACGGCGAACGCGCGGACGGGCGAACGCTGCCCGTGGTCATGGACCCTTCCATGTGGCGCCGAAACGAGGGCGGCGGCAGCGCCCACCCCTTGGGCGACAAGGACGCCCCGCCTGTTGGTTCCGCGGCGCACGACTACCAGCGAGTCTTGAAGCAGCGGCCCATCAAGGCTTACAACGCCCGTGTGCCCGGGTGGTCACGCATTGACGAACTGCTCCGAATCCAGGATCCGGGCTACCCTCTCTTGCAGGTCTATGACACGTGCCGCGACCTCATTAGGACGCTGCCGGCGCTGCCCCGGGACAAGAAAAACCCGGAAGACGTGGACACCACCACGGAAGACCACCTCGCTGACGCTTTGCGCTACGGGGCCATGTTCCTCAACGGCAGGTTCTATGAGCCAGCCAAGGTGCCGGTGAAGCAATCGCCGCTGTCTGCCGGTCTTCCGGCCACCGCTGGATTGGGTAGGCAGAGCTTTTAGCGTCCCCGTCCCACAGTTCCGGCGCTGACCGGGGCACCATGGCCCCATGGCAAAAGACAAGGCACCCACCAGCGCGATTGGTCACCCGGGCGGTTTCAAGCCCACATGGCGCCCCGGCGTGGCCGGTAACATTTTCGAGGTTGACCCCTTCGAGCCAGCCCCGGAACTCATGTGGCCGCAATCGGTTATGGTCTTTGACCAAATGCGCCGCACTGACGGCCAGATTGGCGGCACCCTTCGCGCCATGACGCTGCCCATCCTGGCAGCCAACTGGGACTTTGACACTGACGGCGTGCGCCCGGAAGTGGAAGCGTTGTGCCGCACCGAGCTTGGCATTCAGAAAGGCGGGGTGGCGCGCCGCCGTCGTCGCCGTCAGGGCATCAACTGGCTTGAGCACTGCCGTTCGGCGTTGCTGTCGGTGGCCTATGGCCACATGCCCTTTGAACAGGTCTATGAGGTGGGACCGCCCAACCCCGGGCAAGAGGGCATTGTTGACCTTGAGGAAATCGTCCACTTGCGCAAGCTGGACCCGCGACCGCCGCGCACCCTTACCGAAATCCGCGTGGCCGCTGACGGTGGCCTTGCCGGCATTTCGCAGCCGCCCATTGAGATTGCCCCCGGCGTCTACAAAGAGCGCTTTATCCCGGTCAGCCAACTGGTGATGTACGTCCAGGACCGTGAGGGCGCGGACTGGACCGGCAACAGCATTTTGCGGCAAATCTATAAGAACTGGCTTATCAAAGACATGCTGATTAGGCTGTCTGCGCAGATCGTGGAGCGCAACGGCATGGGCGTGCCCGTCATGTCCTTTGACGAAACGGTGGAGGGCGCGAGCCGCGCTGAGGCCGAACGCGCCGTCCAGGACTTCCGCAGCGGCGCCACTGCCGGGTTGGTCAAGCCTGTTGGCACCACCTTTGAGCTTGTGGGCGTGAACGGTTCCACCGTGGACCCCATCCCGCTTATCAACCTCCATGACCAAGCGATTGCCAAGGGCGCCCTTGCCATGTTCCTTGACCTGGGGCACGATTCCGGCGCTCGCTCGCTGGGTGACACGTTCGTGGATTTCTTCACGGACTCGCTGCAAGCCGTCGCTGACTCAATCGCTGAGACGGCCACGGAACACATTGTCCGCGACCTCGTGGAATGGAACTACGGACCCAATGAGCCGTACCCGGTACTGACCCCGGGCGAGCTCAAGAACAACAAAACTGTCACGGCGCAGACCCTATCGACACTCACACAGGCTGGCATCATCACGCCTGACGGCAAGCTTGAGAAGCACATTCGCACGTCGCTGAACCTGCCGGACGCTGACGCGGCCACGGCGCGCCCCAAGGACGCCGCCGCACCCGCTGGGGCACCCGGCGCGGACGGCACCATTCTGCCGCTGTCTGAGGCGCTGGACCCCATGGACAGGTTCGCAGCCCTTGCGCAGCGCCTAATGGACCTCCGGGCTGGCCACGGGCACGGGAGTTAACACGCGTGTGCCACGAATGTGACGCCATAACCACCGAAATGGAAATGCTGGTTCTGCTGGCTGAGGGTGAGCGCGCCGTCATGGATGCCGAGATAGCGGCGGGGCAGAACGTCCCCGCCGCCGTCCGGCCCTTGCTGCCCCACGAGGCTGCCGCCAAGGTCCATTTTGGTGACATAGACAAGCTGACCAACGACGCCGTGGGCGAGGCCACCCAAGTGCTGGAAGGCTTGCGGGACGTTATCGCCGGGGCCGTGCTGGCTGAGGTTGTGGGCGACGCTGACACCGTGACGCCCATGGCAGCTACCCGCGCCCTGGCTCAACTCAACGCTTCCCAGCCCAAGGGCGTGCAAGAGGCCGTGGCCAAGACGGCAATGGCGCTGCAAGGCATCCTTGGGCGCGTCGCTGCCGGGGCCGGTCAGATCGTATTGGGCGAGGCTGGCCGTCAGGGCATCAACCTGGACGGCTTCACCCACACGACCGTGGCCGACGACGTGTTCAAGCTGCCGGCGGCGGCTGCCGCACTCCACCCGTGGCAGCGCATCACGGGCAAGCTGCAGACCGTCCTCACGAACCCCGCCGCCCTGTTCCGCGACTCCATACCCCGGGACGAAATCGCCAAAGAGGTGAACAAAATCCCGCTGGCCGGGTCCGTGGACATGGCTAAGCAAGCGATCCACGCAGCGCACGGCACTGGCCGGAATGAGGCGGCCGCAGACCTCAACCCGTCCGCGATCTACGCGTCCGAAATCATGGACGGTGCCACGTGTGGGCCATGCGCTGACATTGACGGGCACAAGTACAAGACACTTGAGGAAGCGCGCGAGGACTACCCAAACGGCGGCTATGGCGGCTGTGACGGTGACCTACGTTGCCGCGGCACGCTGGTGTTCATGTACGACGACCCGGCGACGCCCCGGGAAGACCCCAACCCGGAACCGCTGCCCCCGATCCCGCCCAAGCCGGTGGAACCGGAACCCGCCCCGGCGCCGCCCGTGGTGGAACCCGCCAAGCCAAAGACCAGGAAAGAGGCTTTGGCGAAAGAGCGCGCCAAAAAGCCGGCAAAGGAAGACGCCACGCCCGGGCTGCCGCCGCAGCCCACCGGCACGCCGCCTAAGCGCCGCAAGGGCACCACGCAGCGTTACACAGCCCTTGACCAGTTACCTGTTGAGCATGAGCTTGCCCGGGATTCGCCCATGTTGGTGGCTGCCAAGACCAACCCGGGGCATGACAAGACCGGGCGCACCACGATTTACAACAACAACTGCACAAGCGTGGTCAACGCCTACGAATTCCAGCGGCGAGGCTATGACGTGAAGGCTGCCCCGGTGCCACGAGGTCAGGGGCGCTTTGACAAGGAATATGTGAGCCAGTGGTGGCGGAACCCTGACGGCAGCCCCGTGGTCATGCAACGGATCCGCGATCTTGACGTCCCTACTGAGGCGTTGAGGCTCAACGACTATGCCCGGGACCGCGCCAAGGTTGAGGCGTGGGCTTCCGGGTTCCCGGACGGCGCGCGCGGGTTCATCCAGCTACATTGGCGCCAAGGCGGCGGTCACGTCTTCAACTGGGAAAAGGTGGGCGGCAAGCTCACGTTCCTGGAAGGGCAGAACGGGCAGTGGGATGCCACGGACCACCTGGCCGACCGTGAATTCAAGCCCAACACCATCAGTGTTGTGCGCATTGACGACAAAACGCCTGTTGACCTTGTGACGCAAGCCTTTGAGACACGCCCCAAGGAATATGAGGCTGAGGTTTCCAAGGCTGGTGCCGCCGGCGCGGGTCTGACCAGTGCCGAGAAAAAGGCCAAATCAAGCTGGCGTATCAGGAACGGCACCGAGATTGTGGCGCCGGAATACCGGAAGAACGCAAGCAACCGCTGGGAACCGATCCCCGAAAAGGAACGCCAAGAAATGCTGGCGCAGTTCCTCAAAGAGAACCCCAAGTGGGCACGGTAAAACAAGCACGGACGGGCGGACAATCAGACTATGGCTATTGACTTTGAACAGGCACGCGAGGCCGTGCGAGCTCACAACGAACCGCTGTGGGAGGACGAAGACCAGGACGGCACCTATATGGTGGCTGACTACGGGCTTGAGGACGCCACGGCGTTCTTGGTCATTGACGGCGCGCGCGAGTATCTGGAAGACGGCGACGATGATTTCGTGGTGATGGACGCCCCGGCTGTGTTCGTGGATAAGGGCACGGGCACGGTCCTGCTGGCCGACTATCTGGACGCCCGGGCACGCATCCGGGCCATGACTCCCGTTCCAGGGCACGAGCCGCCCACATACGACGGCGACTAACCCCACCGCAGCGCCCCGCAACCATTCCGGTTGCGGGGCGCTTTTTTGTGACACCGGCACCGTCCCACAACCGTGGTCAGAGCGTGGGCATTATCAGGGCACTAGAGCAAGTACCGGGATAACAGAAATGAGGTAGCACCATGCCGGTCAAACGCGGCAAGGACGGGCGGTTCGCTCCCAACGGTGGACGTGTCCGCGATAAGGGCAAGGGCAAAGCCAAGGGCAAGAAAAAGCCCATCAGCAAGTCCGGGTTTGACCGTTGGATGGGCGCCAAAAAGCGCACCGACGCCAAGGAAAAGGCCAAGGGCAAAATCACTGAGGCTGGTTTCAACCGCTGGGCAGACGCCAAAAAGCGCGTTGAGAACCGCAAAAAGTAGGGGCTGAATCATGGCTGTAAAACGAGATTCAAACGGGCGGTTCACGTCCAGCGGCGGCACCAAGGTGGGCAGCCGTTCGGCAAAGCTGGCCAAGGTCCGGGGCCACAAGAAAGCGGTCCAGGACAACACCAACGCGCGCCACAACCTTGCGCAGGTCCGTAAAAAGGCCGAAAAGGACGACGACAGGGCGTGGCGCAAGGGCGACAAAGCCGCCATGGCAAAGACGGAAAAGCGCCTCGAAAGCTTCCGCCCCAAAGAATCCAAGCTGATCAAGGAACAAGTGAAGCTTGGGCAGCGAGGCAAGACGGGACAGCGCAAGCTGTTGCCGTTCAAGCCCGAAATTGCCAACAAAAAGGCGCAGGTCAAAAAGCGCCGCGCGAAAGCGGGGAAGTGATGAAGTTCGCAACCGTTGAGGCCGTGCCCCTGGTCAAGACCGGGACGTGGAACGGGTCCACTGGTGAGAAGGCAATCACCAAGGAAGACCTTGAAGCCATTGTGGAAGCTCACGAGTCCGCCGTTCTTGACAAGGGTGTGCTAAAAAAGGGCCACCTTGACCCGCGTCACCAGAACCCGGCGTGGGACGGCGAACCGGCCTATGGTCAGGTGGACAACCTCCGCTTGTCTGAGGACGGCGAAACGCTGCTGGGTGACTACATCAACGTGCCGGAAGACCTGGCCGAATCGCTGCCGTCTGCGTACCCCAACAGGTCCGCGGAAATCGCGTGGGGCGTCAAGATCAAGGACGCAGCCGGGAAGGTAGCCAAGGAATTCAAGGCAGCCCTTGCCGGTGTCGCGCTGCTGGGGCGCACACCCCCGGCTGTAAAGGGGCTTGGTGGCCCGGTGTCCGCATTCTCTGCCGGGGCTGTGGAGTTTGACAGCATCGGCGTGTTTTCCATGGTTACCGAGTTCTCTCTGCCCGGTGGGCTGACCGCCAACGCGCTGCGTGAAGCACTGTCTACGGCGATCACCGACGAATTCAAAGCCAAGCGCACGCTGGACAGCGAATATGGCGAGTGGCCGTGGATGATCGACTACGACGACACCAAGGCGTGGTTCCGGGCGAACGGCGGCGTGTTCCAGGTTGGCTACACCGCAAGTGACGCCGGGGTTATCACGCTGAATGACGACGTGACCGAGGTAATCGAAAAGCGCACCTATGTTCCCGTGCCCGACACGGCAACCGTCCCACAAACGCAGCTTTCAGAAATGGAAGCTAACAACGTACAGGGCGCGTCAAGCGCCACAGAGAACGCTACTAGGGAGGAATCCTCCATGTCCGAGTACCTTAAGAAGCTCCGGGACAAGCTGGGCTTGCCTGAGACGGCCACGGAGGAAGAAATCCTTACCGCCGCCGCTGAGGCCGTCCCCGCACCCGCTGCCGACGACAAGGGCGCTGCACCCGCTGCCGCCCCCGCCGCTGCCCCCGCCGCCACCACGGCTGAGGTCACCGAACAGACCAACAACAGCGCTGGCAAGCACGCAGCCGGAACCGCTGGCGACGGCGAGCCGGAAACCGTGATCCTGTCCAAGGCGTCTTTTGCTGAGCTCATGGAAGACAGCAAGCAGACCAAGGCACAGCTTGGCACCCTCATGGAGCGCGACCGCAAGGCACGCGTTGAGGCGCTGGTTACCAAGTTCTCTGCCGCCGGCAAGATTCACCCCTCGGAAAAGTCCTACTTCACTTCCCAGTTGGAGAAGAACGAGGCCGAGACGGTGGCACACCTGGAAGCACGCCAGGGCATCCCCGTTGCCGCTATCGGTTCCGAGAATGTGGATCCGGTGGCATTCAGCGAAAACCAGAACTTTGACGACGCGTTCAAGTTCTTCAACCTTCCGATTGGAGGCAACTAAGCCATGGCACAGTTCCAGAACTCAGTTGATGTTGTCCGCGACCCGGGCAAGAACTACACCGCCAAGACCGGCGCCGCAGCCGTTCGCGGCTCGCGTTTCGTGTCCTACATTGCCGGTGGCACCCGTCAGGTGTCCAAGGTAGCTGAGGCCACCGCCACGTCCGCCGTCGTCGGTGTCGCCAAGTACGACGCCGCAGCCAACAAAGAGGTGGGCATCCTCAAGGGTGGCGCGGCTGGCGTTATCGCTGGCGGTGCTGTCGTGGCCGGTGACCGCGTTGTCTCTGACGCGCAGGGCCGTGCTGTAAAGGCCGCGGACGGCGTTCCGTTCGTTGGCGTCGCCTACACGGATGCCGCCCTCGGCGCCGTCGTCTACATCGACTTCTAAGCCAGAAAGGCACGGAAAAACATAATGAGCTCTCTCATGTACCCGCCCCAGGGTCCGACTGTCAACGGTCAGCAAATCACCGTTGATTGGGCACTCAAGACGCCCACTTTCATTTCCAAGGCCGTGACCCTTGCCCTGCAGGGACGGTTCATTTCTGACTACATTTTCCGCGCCGGTAACGCCGCCGCTGGTGCTGTGGTTTACGAACGGACCCTCGGCCCGAATGAGAAGTACCCGGCAAAGGGCGACGTTGAAATCGTCAACCCGGGCGACGAGTTCCCGCTTGTGGACGTTGGCGAGGTTTCCAAGGAAACCGCCATTGTTGACAAGTTCGGTGCCGCCGCGCTGGTTACTTACGAACAGATTCGTCGTAACCAGACGGACAAGGTGACTGAGGCAATCGTCAAGATTTCCAACGCGATCCTTCGGAAGACCGACAACCGCGCCATGGCTGCGCTGGCCAACGACCCTGACAAGCTGGTTGTGGCTGCTGCTTCCGGCTGGGGCACGGCTGACCCGGACCCGTTCGCTGACATCGTTGGGGCCGTTGGTCTTGGCGAGGGCCAGGAACTGGACTACAACCTCGATACGGTTCTTATCAACCCGCTTGACGCCGCCAAGCTGCTCAAGAACCGCGACATTCGCGACCAGTTGCCCCGCGAGGCTGTGGCATCCAACCCGCTGCTGACCGGACGCCTGGAAGGTCTTGCCGGCCTGTCCTGGATTCAGACCAACCGCAAGGCGCCGGGTTCGCTTTACATTCTGCAGCGCAACATCACGGGTGTGCACGCTGAGGAATTGGCGACCTACACCCGCAACATTGATGAAGCCGCCAACGAGCGTTGGCGCGTCCAGGGTGCCCGTGTTTCGGTGCCCATCATCACTGACCCCAAGTCCATTATCGAACTGACGGGAATCTAGCCATGGCCCCCACTGCTGCCCGTAAGGCATCGGACGCGCTCAAGGGCGCACCGGCACCGGTTGAGGAAACTCAGCCCAAGTTGACGGATCAGGAACCCACCGAGGCGGAAGCCAAGGCCGCTGCTGAGAAGGAAGCCGCTGACAAGGCGGCTGCCGAGGAAGCGGAAGCCAAGGAAGCCGCCGAGGCCAAGGTCGCCGCTGACGTGGAGGCCACCAAGGCTGACGAACAGGACGACAACGGCGACTTGGTGGAAGCCACCGTCGTTATCGCCATGTTCAACTACTTTGGCGAGGACGGCACCCACCTTTCTGCCCTCAAGGGCCACAAGGTGCACGTTGATGAAGACACCGCCGCGCGCGGCGTCCGCATCGGCGCGCTGACCGTCCAGGACTAGCCCGAAAGGCTAAACAAAATGGCTGAGGCCACAACGTGGGGTGTCAGCGTCGCAGATATTGCGGCGCTGGCCCCCCATATTGTTATTACCGAATCCGAGGCGGACCCGGCACCCGTGCCACCCGGCCCGGACCCATTCGCGACCAACGGCGCCACGGTGCGCAAGCTGACCACCAACCAGGTCAACGGGTTCATCAACGACATAACCGCCATGGTGGATATGCGGATCCATGAGCGCGCGCGCATTGCCGACCCGGTGTTCAGCGCCAAGATTGCTGCCGCCGCCAAGGACGTGGTGAAGAACGGCGCGGGGTCTTACCTCGTGGCTGCCGCGTTCCCCATCAAAGCCGGACCCAACGAGAACACCAGCTATGCCGCGGAACTCTGGAACCGCTACAAGCTGGGGCTTGAGGAACTGGAAAAGGCTATTGCCAGCTTCATCAAGGACGGCGTTGGACTCACTCCCGTGGAGGAATCGCCGTCGCGGATCACCAGCTTTTTCCCGCCTGTTCGTTTTGCGGACGATATGAGGTTTTAGCACATGGGCGCCATATTGCACTTCAAGATTGAGGGCGGCGAGGGGTTCAACCTCATGCTTGACAGGTTCCAAGAGAACTTTCAAGAGGCCGAACCCGTTTTTGAGGCAATCGCGGATTATCAAAAGGAAATCTGGCGGCGGCAATTTGCCCAAGAGGGTGCCTATACGGGCACCACTTGGGCGGCGCTCTCACCACCGTATGCAAAGTGGAAGGCGCGGCACTTCCCGGGCAAGCCCATCTTGCAACTGTCCGGTGACCTCATGGAGTCCCTAACGGAACGCCCCTTTGGTGTGGACGAAATCACCCACAACCAAGCCGTAATTGGCACAGCCGTGTCATATAGCGGCTGGCACCAGCACGGCACCGAAACCATGCCGGCGCGCCCCATCGTGCAACAGCCGTCTGAGGCTGACCGGCTGCAATACGCCAAGTTCCTCCAGCAATGGATCGTGAAAGGACACATCAGCTAATGCTTGGACCGGAAGGCGTGGCCCGTGCTTTGGTGTACCGGCTGCAAGAGAGATTCCCCGGCAAGCTCGCAGAGTTGCGGGCCAGGCTGGCCATAGACGCCGCCGAGCTCCCGGAACTGGCGGCACTGTACGCCCACGAGGTGGACCTGCGAGCCGTCAACGAGTACCCGTTCCTATCGGTGGTGGAACTGGACACGTCCGGGCAGCTTGGCAACAGGCAAGTGGACACGGACACCGACTATGACGAATACAGCTACCGCTACCGCATGCGCGTGTTCGTGTGGTCCATGGCGTCCGCGCACATTGAGACGGACCTGCTGCGCAAACGGCTGGCGCTGGCCGTCCGTGAGGTGCTGTTGAATGACAAGATTCTCTACGACCTCAACGGCCAGTATGCCGAGGTGGACCCTAAGACCCTCAAAGAGTCCTTTAGTGGGGTGTCCGACATAAAGGACAGCCAGTTCCTTGGGGCGGCGTATCTGGAATTCGAGATTGTCACCCAAGAGACGCTGGCGAGCTTCCAGGGGCGCGTAAGTGACGACCCGGCGACGATCATTCCCGATTACGGCACCGTAGGCGAGGGCGACACGCACCCCGTCCCCCAACCGGAACCCTAGACAAATGAACCTATAGCCATGAGTGAAAAAGTGAGGGTTCATAACCCCAACCCATTTGAAGTGGTCATTGACCTTGAGGGGCACAGCCTTGACGGGCACAGTGCTACGGACGTGAGCCGGGACACCCTCACGGACCACCTTATTGACACCGGCCAGTTGCTGATCATGCACCCGGCCCCGGCTGAACCATCGACGCCCGTACTGGTGACACCCGCCGTGGTGGAATCCAAATCGCGGCGCCGAAACAACAACACCGAAGCCCCCGGCAACGGTTCTGAGACAGGAGAAAACTAATGGCTATTGGTGTTGAGGTCAGCACCTCATTGCGTACCGGCCCCACGAACCCGGGTGCTGTTTCCGGGCGTCTGCAAATCGCCGGTATCACCGAACGTGGTTCGTCCACCGAGTCCGTACTGGTCAAGTCGCTTGCGCAGTACGAAAGCCTCTACGGCACACGTCAGGCTTACGCGTCCAACATGTACGATTCCGCGCGCACTTTCTTTGAGGAAGGCGGCTCGGAACTCGTTGTTTCGCGTGCCGTTGGTCCGGCTGCAACTTCCGGCTTCCTGGTCCTCAAGTCCACCGCCGGCACCGTGGACACGCTGCGTGTGGCTGCCCGGAACCCCGGCGCGCATTCGTCCGCTATCACCGTTGAGGTGACCGTTTCCGGTGGCCTCTACACCATCACGGTTCGGCGTAGCTCTGAGGTCATTGGCCTGTTCGCCAACCTGACCACCCCGGCTGACGCCGTGGCCGCTGCATCGTCCAACCCTCACGTGGTTATCACGGACATGGGCGACGCGACCGCAGCACCGGGCAACCAGCCCAAGGCACTGGTCCCCACCGTGCTGTCCGCTGGCATTGACGACCGCGCCGCCGTTACGTCCACCATTGTGGCCGCTGCGCTGAACAACCCCGGCCCCATCACCCGTGGTGCCGCTGTGGCAGCCCCCGGCTATGCTGCATCGGCCATTGGTGCTGCACTCATTGCCCACGCCAAGGCGAACAGCAAGATTGCTTTGCTGTCCCCGGCGTCCGGCGCCAACGCTTCCGCGGCTGCCGCTGAGGCAAAGGCGCTGGTTGGTGCTGACGGTGCCTACGCTGGCGTGTTCTACCCGCACATCGTTATTCCTGACGGCAACGGCACCCGCACGCTGTCGCCGGAAGCCTACGTTGGTGCCGTGCGAGCTCGCAGCCACGTCAACATTGGTTTCTGGGCTGTCCCCGCCGGCGAACGCGCCCTGCCGCGCTGGATCGTTGGCACCGTCGCGACGATTGACCGCCCCACCAACAACACGCTTGCTGATTCCCAGTTGAACGGCATTGTGACTGTTGGCGGCAAGCCCCGCCTTTATGGTTGGGCTTCGCTGGCGACCGACCGCGACAACCTGGGCTTGCTGTCCGCTCAGGACTCGCTCAACAGCCTTGCCGTCCAGGTGGAAGACCTCCTCGAGGAATTCGTTTTCTCCACCATTGACGGGCGTGGCATCCTGTTGAGCCGCGTGGAGTCCGCAGTTGTTGGACTCTTGGATCCCATTGCGCAAGCAAATGGTTTCTACCCCAAAAAGGTGGGGGATGAAATCGTTGACCCGGGTTACCGGGTCACGGCTGACGAAACGATCAACACCGCCACGAGCATTGCCAACAACGAGGTCCGCGTTTCCCTCAGTGTTCGCCTTGCTCCCACGGCGGCGCTGCTCAAGGCCGAAATCATCAAGGTTGCCCTTTCGGCAGCCGTGTAACCCAAGAAAGGAAACAGGAACATGACAAAGGCAACTAAGCGCCAATTTATTACCACCATCTTGGGCATTACCGGCACTTGGGCGAGCTCCACGGGTGGAACCCTCAACGCTGACGTGACGCGTGACTACGACGGCGGGGCGGCGACGCCTGACCTGATTGGTGGCGCACCCACGGCGGACGACCTGGAACTGTCGCGAGGCTTTGACCCGGTGCGTGACCTCCCGCTGCTCGCAAAGCTGCGCAAGGAAGTGGGCCGGGGCCGGTACACCATCACCAAACAGCCCACGGACGCCAACTTCACCAAGGTGGGCACGCCGCTGACTTACGCCAACTGTGTGCTTATGTCCGTGAATGACCCGGAATCGGACGCGAATAGCTCCGACATTCCGCTGGTCACTCTCAAGTTCGCTACCACGGGCGCCGTCTAGGCCGGTGGCAGAACGTCCCACCCGCGTGCTGGCGCGGGTGGGCTGAAATGGTGGGACGGGGCACGTCCCGAGTTGTCCGTGCTTGGACACGCGCCCCGTCCCACACCCATTTAACAAATCAGGTGAGTCTGTATGCAGACCACCCCGCACAAGGCGGGGCGGCGGACTGAACGGACAAACAGGCCATGACTGAAACCACCGAAACCACTTACGGCACCATCCCGGCTGCTCCCGTCGCTGCTGACGCACCCGCACCGGCTTTTTACACCCCCCAGCACACCGAGCCGGAAGACCGCGAGGAAACCCCGCTTGACGCGCTGCGTGCTGAGGCCAAAAAGTCCCTTGAGCGGTTCGTCACCTGGAAGGTAGACGGACGCGACGGCTGGGCTGCTACGTTCTCCACGATCATTGAGCCGGAAGACGTGAAGCGCTACCAGAAAAATGCGCAGGGCAAGCGTAAGAACGTCCAGGACGCGGACCAGATCGTGGCCGCCGGCCAGCCTCTCGTTGAGAACAACCGCGCCATTCTGCGCAACGGCAAGAAGGTTGCCGCCAGCGACGGCACCGACCTGACGTTCGGCCACAACGAGTTCCAGGAACTCTTTGGCGGCACGGGCGCACTGGACGCCGTGCGCGCGTTCCTTGGTGCCGGTCAGTTGCTCTCGTGGGGCGGCGCACTGTTCGAGGAAGCCGGGTATGGGGCCGAGGTTGAAGCCGTGGACCCTCTCAAGTCCTAGCTGAGTTTTTCGAGGAAAGCCCGTGGTTTCGCCGCATGGCGTTGACCGCGGACATTCTCCGACTAGACCCCGTGGTGGTGGTGGACGAACCGAACAGGTTTTACAGGATCGTTCGCCAAGCCGCCGCCAACGTGGTTGCCGAGGCTAGGGAAAAAGCAAAACAAACGAAAAAGTAAGCAATGAATTGGAGGGGTGCCCGTGGGGACCACTGAGGAACGGGTTGTCCTTACCGTTGAGACTAAGGACGAACTCACGGCACCCCTTCAAGACATGACCAAAAAGGTGGAAGCCGCCAGCGACCGGGTGGCCAAAGCTTCCCAGCGCGAGGCGTCCGCCGTCGAAAAGGCCATGGGCCAGGTCACCAAGTCCACCACCACCGTGGCTGGCGGGTCCGAGAAAATGGCGAAAGCCTTTGATCAGGCAACAGGCGGCATGGGGTCCAGCGCCGGCCGCGCGGGCGACGTTATCAACTCCCGGCTTGGCGGCGCCGTTGACCGGGCCATGCGCAATGTAGCTGCCTCAATCCGGGCAGCCACCCCCGGCATTATCGCCAACGCCGAACGCATCGGCAGCGGCATTGGTTCGGCCCTTGCCGGGGCCGTCAACACCTCAGTGACCGTTGGCGACAAAATAGGCACCGCCTTGAGTTCCGGCATGGAAACCGCCGGCAAGACCATGGCCATTGGCGGGGCTATCGTGGGCGGCGTCGTCGCCAAGGCCATTAGCGGTGGCATCAACCGCCAACTGAACATTGAAGACGCCCGGGCTAAGCTGTCCGGTCTTGGCACGGACGCGGCCACCGTGAACAGCATCATGGATTCGGCCCTAGCTGCCGTCCAGGGCACCGCGTTTGGGCTGGATTCGGCAGCTACCGCCGCCGCGTCTGCCGTGGCCTCTGGCATCCAGCCAGGCAAGGATTTGACCCGCACCCTAAAGCTTGTGGGCGACGCTGCCACCATTGCTGGCACCGACTACGGCGAAATGGGCGCGATCTTCAACAAGATTTCAGCGTCGGGCGTGATCCAGGGCGAGGAACTGGCGCAGCTTGGCGACCGAGGCATCCCCATTTTGCAGTTGCTTGCCAAGGAAATGGGCGTTACCGCGGCTGAGGTCAAAGACCTTGCCTCCAAGGGCAAGGTTGACTTTGCTACCTTCCAGAACGCCATGGAAAAGGGCATGGGTGGCGCTGCCCTCAAGTCCGGCGAAACGACACGTGGCGCTATGGCCAACATGGGCGCGGCACTCTCTCGCGTGGGTGCCACTCTCACGGCTGGGTTCTTCCCGCTGGCAGTTGGCGGCTTCAACGAGGTAACCAAGACCCTTGACGGCATGAATAAGGAAATCAAGCCAGCCGCCACGGCGTTTGGTACTTGGTTTGCTGGCAAGGCTGGCCCCGTGGTGGCCAACTTCTCACAGAACGCCCTCAAAGCCTTTGGTGAAGTAACGGGCGGTTTCGTGGCCATGCGCGCCGCCTACAACTCAGCCGACGACGGCATCACGTCCAGTGGGCTGCCCGGTTTCATGGAACGCATCGGCATTGCCGCTGGCAAGGTCCGCGACGCCGTGGCTGGCATGAATCCGAACCTTGACAACCTCAAGGCGCTGGTTGGTCCACTGGCTGGCATGTTCTTGGCCATGGGTTCCGGCCTGTTGGGTAACCTGCCGATCATTGGCCGGTTCCTGCCGGTGCTGAACCCGTTCTTGGGCATCCTGCTGGGTCTTATCGCAGCGAGCCCGGAACTACGCCGTGCCCTTGGGGACGCATTCAACGCCATTGTTCCCGCGCTGGCTGCCGTAGCGGCTGCCTTTGCCCCGCTGGTGCCCATCCTGGCTGACGTGGTGGCGTTCGGCGTCGACTTGTTGGTCAACGTGCTGGACAAGCTTGTGCCCATGTTCCCGGTCCTTGTGCCGCTGGTGGTGGCCTTTGTCGCCGCCGCCAAGCTCGCTGGCCCGGTCATGGCTGCGTGGCGGACGGGCGTAGTGCTGTTCACCGCCGCACAGGTGGGCTTCCAAGCCGCTATGGGAATCAGCACGGTGCTGACTCAAGCGCAGACCGCAGCGACCGAGCGCGGCACGGCTGGATTTATCGCCATGAAGGTTGCGCAGTACGGCGCCGTAGTGGCGTTGGCCGTGGCCACCGCAGCGCAGTGGGCTTTCAACGCCGCCCTAACGGCTAACCCCATCGGGCTGATTATCGCCGCCATTGTGGGCCTGGTAGCTGGCATCATTTGGGCCTATAACAACGTGGGTTGGTTCAAAGACGGCGTAGATGCCGCAATGCGCTGGATTGGCGAGGCGTTCCAGAACGTAGTCAACTGGTGGAACTCCGATTTCATGCCGGCCCTGTCCGCCGTGGGCCAATGGTTCGTGGACGTGTTCACCAACGTAAGCACATTCCTGACGGACACTTTCACGAACATAGGTAACTGGTTCCGCGATTTCATCGGCTTTTTCGTTGACGGCTGGGGCATGCTGGTTGATTTCTGGAACGGCATTTTGCTGCCAGCAATCCAAGCCGTAGGCGATTTCTTCGCGCCGATCCTTGACTGGATTTCCCGCCTGATTTGGAACGCCACGACCATTGCCGTGGCGCTGTTCCTCAAGCTGGTGGATTTCTGGAACATGGTCTTGCTCCCGGCCCTGCAAGCCGTAGGTAACTGGTTCCGGGACATTTTCACCTGGATTTACGAAACCATCGTCCGGCCCGTGGTGGACGGCATAGTTGGCCTGTTCCGCATGGTGGTGGACTGGTGGAACATGACGTTCCTGCCAGCCCTCCAGGCTGTCGGTCAGTGGTTCAGCGACATTTTTAGCTGGATTTACAACACCATCATTCTGCCGTACATCACTTTTTGGATTGATGCATTCCGTATGGTCACGGACTGGTGGAACATGACGTTCCTGCCAGCGCTGCAAGCCGTGGGCCAGTGGTTCTCCGACGTGCTGAACTGGATTTACAACGTGATCGTGAAGCCAGTTATCGACCTTGTGGTCGGTGCCTTTACGGCCCTCACGGACTGGTGGAATAACACCCTTTCGCCCATGATCACCACCGTAGCTGGCTGGTTCCGGGACGGAATCGGTAACGCGATTTCAGGGGTCAAGGGCTTCATTGACGACCTGATAAAGGGCTTCGAGGGCTTCATTTCCTTCTGGACGGCGACCCTCAAGCCGGTAGCTGACGCCATAGCTGAAATCTTCCGCGGCATCGGTGATGCTATCGGAAACGCCCTCGGCAAAATGGGCGAATTCATGAACAACCCTCTTGGTGGCATCCAAGATTGGCTGAACATTGACAAGGACGAAAACGGGCAAGGTGTCATGCCCGGGGCATCCGGTGGCGGCGTGTTCAGCGGCGGCGGCGTGCTTGGTCTGGACGGCGGCGGCGTCCTCCCGGGCTACGCCCCGGGCAAGGACACAATCCCGGCCATGCTGTCCCGCGGCGAGTCCGTGCTGGTCCCCGAGCTCACGGCAGCGATTGGCCCGGGCAACATTATGGCGCTCAACCGCGAGTTCAGCGGCGGACGCCCTGCCGGGTCCGGCCCGTCCGCGTCGCTGCTGTCCGCAGTAGGCGGCGGCGGTGGCAGCACCATGACGGTGGAGCGCGGCGCCGTTCAGGTCAACATCACCAACGAGGGCGGCGGGGCTGCCGTTTCGGAAGCTGACATTGAGGCAATCCGCCAAGCGGTAAACGAGGTATTCGAGGAAATGCGCAGGAGGGGTTACTAATGGTCAGCATCTTGGTGAATAAGCCGCAGTATTGGCACACCATGCGCGTTATCACGCATGACGGGTTTCAGGGGTCCATGCACTCGACGCCTACGGGCTTTCAGTATGGCGACGTTGCCAAGTACGGGCAGATTGAGCGCGAGGGCAAAAAGGCCATTTCCCGGCTGGTAGCTCCCGGGCTGCGCACGCTGTCATTCACGCAGACGGTGGCCAGCCTGGACTACCAACAGACCATTGAGCCAATCGTCCAGCGCTTCACCAACTTGTCCGCCGCCGGCGTCCGGGTCCGCTTCCCCAACGGGTCCGGGCCGTTCGAGCAACCATGCTGGTGGCTCATAAAAGACCTGTCGGTGAACGTCACCCGGCGCGCCTTGGACAACTCCATAAGCTATGCCACCGTGTCTTGGTCCCTTGAGGAACACGTCGACGTGGCTGCCAACGCGATCCGGCCCCGCCCGGTGCCCAAAGCGCCCGTAGTGCCGCCCAAGCCGGTGGCCGCGCCGTCGCGCACCTACCGGGTAGTGTCCGGCGATTGCCTGTGGTTCATTGCCCAACGTTTCCTTGGTAACGGGGCGCGCTGGCCCGAAATTTACAACCTCAACCGGGCCGTCATTGGCGGTAACCCCAATCTGATCTTCCCGGGCCAGGTCTACAGGATTCCGGGGTAACGGGCATGGGAAGCACACTTGACGCCAACCGGCTCAAGAACATTTCAGTGACCGGCAAGGGGCTGGACGCTGACCTTGTGGAAGCTTGCATAAAGGCGAGCTTTTCCACCAGCACGTCCCAGGTAACTGAGTTCTCACTGACGTTCTTGGACACCATGGACCTGCAAACCTTCCGTTCGGGGATCCTCAATTCCGGCGCCACGGTCAAATATGGTGGCTGGTTCATGGTGTCCCGGGTGGTGTCTTTGGCGTCTGGTCCGGCTGGCCCGGAACTGACGGTAAAAGCGCCGTCCGCGTTTGTGGAGGGCTTCAAGTCTGAGATTGGGGGCCACTCGTGGGGCGAACAGGACGTCGCCGCGTGGGTGGTAGCTCAAGGCCAGCGCCGGGGCATGGTCACCGTGGTGCAACCGGGGCTTGGGCGCCGCACCATCGTTAGAGCTGCCTCTGACGGGGACAACAAAGAAAGCACTTGGGACGTCATGGCGGGGCTGGCCACCGCAACGGGATGCTGGCTGTTCGAGTATGGGTCCGTTATCGTTTTCGCGCGCCCGTCATGGCTCATGAAGGTGGACTGGGGCGGACGGCATTGGCCGTTTTACTGGAACCATTGGGCTGACTACAGCGAGGGCTTGCAGGGCATGCCGGCGTACACCAACGACCCGGGCAGCAACCCGGCTGAGTCGTTGACGTTGAAGCTGGTATCTGCTGACGCTGACGAGGCGCGCCCGGGCGACCGGGTGACCATTGAGGGCGCGGCCGTCGGTTCCATGGCTGGTGAGTGGATCGTTGTAGGGGTCAGCTACCCCATGAGCGTCAACGGCGTGGTGACTCTCTCTTGCCAGCGCCCCATTGACCCGGTGATCCCGCCCGAAAACACCGGCACGGGCACCGCCGGCGTGGTAGCCAAAAAGCCCACCGTGGTGAGTGTGGCCACGAACAAGCCAAGCGCCGGGGCGAACACGTCCGGCGTTGACGCATGGGTTGCCCGGACCAAGGGCCGGTACGTTGACACTGACGGCGCCTATGGTGCGCAGTGCGTGGACCTGGTGAGCCTCTATAACACTCAGTTTGTGGGAGGCCGCGCCCTGTTCGGTAACGGCAATCAGTGGTACAACAACCCGGCAGCCAGTGCCAGCTACATCAAGGTGCCACCGAGCCAGCGCGCGCAAAAGGGTGACATTGCTTGCTGGGGCGGCGTCTACGGCGGCGGTTACGGCCACGTGTGCATTGTCATTGAGGATAAGGGCGGTTCTGTCTACACGCTGACGCAGAACCCCGGCCCCGCGCACTTTGAAACCCTCACCAAGTCCGGGCTGCAGGGCTACCTCCGACCACGAAAGTTCGCATAATGACAACCGTTTGGTCTTGGCTGGTCCTGGCTCGCGTTTCCCGGCTGGTCCGGGACATTCGGACAGGTGAGGGCACCGACGACGCCCACCGGGGATATGAGGGCATGCGGCTGGCCGTCGCTGAGGCTATCAGTCATGCTTGTGCGCCGGACGGGCTGAACTGGCCGCGCGAGGATGCCAAGCTGCTGGCTGTCCTGGAACGCGACGGGCACAGCATCCCCGTGGATTCTGCCCCGTATGGTTCAGTGGTGGAAACGACCTCCGGGCGGCTGGGAATGGTCACCAATGGTGGGCTTATTGAGTCCAACGGGGATGCCCTGTCCGTGGTGCCGCGCGAGCCGGGGCGCTGGGTCCGCGCGTGGCTCATTCCCGGCGTTTCGTACTTTGGAAAGGCAACAACGTGAGAAGCGCATTCCAGCAAGCGGTCAAACCCGGGGGGCTTCCACCCGCCCCGGATTCAGTCCGGGCGCTGTACCGCGGCACGGTCACTGACGTGCACTCTGACGGCATGATTTGGGTACTCGTGCCCCGCTTGTCCGGGGAAACCCCGGTCGGCCCCATGCCGGCGGCGTCCTACGCCCTGACCGTGGGGGAACGCGTCATTGTGGGCGCAATTGAGGACTCTAAAAGCGACCTCATGATCATTTGCCGCGAGTTTGGGGAATCAAGCGCGTTCCCGGCATTCGAGGGCGTCCACTTGAAGAACCCGCCCACCGGGCCGGATAACGCCGTGCGGAAGGACTACGCGGACGCGCTGGGTTCCGTGCTGGCCACGAATGACACGATTGTGCGCCGTGGCGTCACGGGGTCCGTGCTGGTGCAAGAGGCTTACCTCGGCGGCGTCCAGTCCGCAGCGAACGCGGCCACCCGCAAGAGCTACGTGGACGCCCAAGTTGCGCTGAAAATGCCCAAGGTGCCCACGGCGCTGCCTGGAACCGCGCACGACCTTGACGACTTCCAAAGTCAGGACATTCTCCACCAGTCTTTCAACGCCGCTGCGTCAATCAGCATGAACTACCCCGTGGCGTTGGCTGGCCTGTTGGAAGTCTTCGCGCCGTCTGCCACGTTCATTTACCAGCGGTACACCACCTACAACACCACCACCCGCATTTTCTGGCGCGCCAAGTATTCAACGACAGCGTGGGGTGCCTGGAAGGAAGTCCAGGACGTTGCATCCTTCCTGACCGCACTGGCTGGCAAGGCCAACACCGCGCACACGCATGTGGCCGGGGACATTACCGGGGGCGTGTTCGCTGCCGCCCTGTTGCCAGCGGCCACCACCGCGACCCAGGGCGCTATGTCGGCAGCGGACAAAGCCAAGTTGGACGCGGCCACGATCAATGCCACGGCGTCCACCATTGCTATGCGCAACAGCGCTGGCGACCTGACGGCCAATAACTACTTCATGCCAGCGGGTAACGCCCAATCGGCGCTTCCTCAGTCCTTGACCCGCCGTGACTATGTGGACGCTCAAGTTGCCACCAGGGCGGCGAGCTCGCACGGGCACACCTACGCGGACATTTCCGGCACGGTGCCCACGTCCGCGCTGCCGCCGCTGGCGATCAATGACACGTTCCCGGTGGCAAGCCAAGCCGCCATGCTCGCGCTGACCGCACAACGCGGCGATATGGCCATACGTTCCGACAATGGCCGCAGCTATGTGCTGTCCACAGACAGCCCGGGCACGCTCGCTGACTGGAAAGAAATTATGGCTGCCGGTCAGGTTCAGTCCGTGGCCGGTAAAACAGGCGTGGTGGCCTTGGTCAAGGCTGACGTTGGCCTTGGGTCCGTGGACAACACCAGCGACGCAGCCAAGCCGGTCAGCACCGCCACGCAGACCGCTCTCAACGCCAAGGCGAACACGTCCCACACGCATTTGTGGGCTGACCTCACGGACAAGCCGGCGACGTTCACGCCGTCCGCGCATGTCCACAGCGCCGCGGACCTCACCAGCGGCACGGTGCCGGTGGCGCGGCTGCCGCTGGCCACCACGTCCGCAGCCGGTGCCATGTCTTCCGCTGACAAGACCCTTTTTGACTCCATCAGCGAGGACACGGGTTGGGTCAACGTTCCGCTTACGGCGCCATGGGTGAACTACGACGCCGGGGTGCACGCCACGGCCCAAGTGCGCCGAATCGGGCAAGACGTTGAGCTCAAGGCGTTTCTGAAGTCAGGATCCTTGGGCACCAACGTGGGTGTTATCCCGGCTGGGTTCCGGCCCGTCTCGCAGCGTTGGGGCACGGCCACATTCCAGTCCTCAATTGTGGGTTCCACCTTTAGCGTGGTCTACCCGGACGGCACGCTGTTTTTGGTGGGGTCCGGCGCCGTTACTTACGTGTCCATCGAAATGCGGTTCATGCTGGGTTAGACACCCCAGCCCGTCCCACAGTGAAACGCCGTTGCCCTCCACCATGGGGGCATGGCACTTTCCAACACCCCACGCCTTGGGCTTGAGCAATACAGCGCTGGAACTGACCCGCACCCGGGCCGGACCAAGTTCAACGAGGAACGCGCCCTGCTGGACGCTTTGGTGGCCATTGCGTCCCAGGGCACCACCGGGCAGCGTCCGGCAGCCGGTAAGGCGCGTTCGTTCTACTGGGACACCTCAGTCGACAGGCTGTATTTCGACAACGGCACGACCTGGAAGGAAGTCACCACCAACGGTGGTGGCGGCGCCGGGTCCACCATTGTGCCGGGTGCTGCCGCTGCTGAGGGCACGTCCGGGCGGTCCGCTCGCGCGGACCACACCCACGCCCTTGCGCTGGCCACGGCAGCCGTCAACGGTGCCATGTCCGCTGCTGACAAAGCCAAGCTTGACGGCGCCGGCCCCGCCGCGACGGCCAACACCATTGTGATGCTGGACGCTGCCGGACGCGCCAAGGTAGCGAACCCGTCCGCGACCACGGACATTGCAAACAAAACCTATGTGGACACCGCAATTGCTACCAAGGCAGCCACGGACCACGTGCACGACGCCGCAGACGTGACCACTGGCGTGTTCGCCGCCGCCCGTCTGCCGGTGGTTACAACCGCCGTGGCTGGCGCCATGACCGCTGCTGACAAGGTGAAACTGAACGCAGCCAGCGCGTTGGCGACTCCCAACACTCTGGTGATGCTGGACGCCAACGGGCGCACCCAAGTGGCTGCCCCGTCTGTTGGCGCGGACACGGCGAACAAGACTTATGTGGACGCTCAAGTTGCCACCAGGGCGGCGACGGCCCACAGCCACGCTTGGGGTGACATTACCAGCGGCGTTCCGGCGAGCTTTACCCCGTCCGCGCATGTGCACGCGGCTGCCGACGTCACTTCCGGCGTCTTCGCTGCTGCCCGTCTTCCCGCAGCAACTACCGCAGCGCAGGGCGCCATGAGCGCCGCTGACAAGACCAAGCTGGACGGCGCCACCGCGCTGGCCACCCCGTCAACACTGGTCATGCTGGACGCGTCCGGGCGCGCCGCCGTCGCTGCCCCCTCCGGTGGTGGAGACATTGCAAACAAGACCTATGTAGACGGTCAGGTTGCCACCAAAGCCAACACCACCCACACCCACACTTGGGGGCAGATCACGGGCGCGCCGGCAACCTATGCCCCGTCAGCGCACAACCATGATTGGTTCGACCTCACGGGCGTGCCCACGGCTTCCCGGACACAATCCGGCGTCATGTCCGCTTCCGCTTACGCGCTGCTCTACGACGCCACCGCGGCTTACGCCACAAGCAACATTGTTATGCGCGACGCGAACGGCAATATCGAAATCAACCGACCCGTCCAGGACATTGACGGCGCAAACAAGCTCTATGTTGACGACCAAATGAACGCGGCGCGCGCTGGCAAGCTGGACGTTTCGACGTTCACGGACGCGATTTCCACCAGCGGCACGGCTCGCGCGATCCGGTCCCCCAACCTGGCGGCTTACATGACGTTCCACAACAGTGGCGTGGTGGAGTCGCCCGCGATCTACAACACCAACGCGGCCAGCGGATCCAACTTCCGCGCCGTCTGGGTCAACAACACTGGCGGCTTGGGCTATAACCTTTCTTCCGAAAAGTACAAGACCAACATTCAGCCTTACGAGGTCCCGCTGGAAGTCTTGGAACAGATCGAACCCAAGCGCTTCCAGTACATCGAAAACGTGGAAGAAATGGGCGCTGAGGCTGCCCCCGTCCGCGTCAACTTCATTGCGGAACACCTCCACGACGCCGGACTAACCGAGTACGTCAGCTATGACGACGAGGGCACCGAGCGGGAGAACTGCCAAACCATTAACGAACAGCTAATGGTGAATGCGTTGTGGAGTTTCGCACGCCAACAGCAACGGCAGATTGCCGAGCTCCAGAACCACATCAACGGGACGGCATAGCTATGTTCGCTGATATTCCCTCATGGATTGGCACGGACCTGACGCCGTGGGCGCTGGTCACCCTCGTGGTCCTTTCGATCCTCACGGGCCGGTTCCTGGTCCCCAAGCTCTACTACAACGAAATCAAGGCTGACCGGGACGCATGGAAGGCCGTTGCTGAGTCTCTGACCGGCGACGTGAAGACCATTAGCGGCGCGCTGCCCGGGGTGCTGGAAGTGGGCAAGTCCATGGATAAGGTCATGACCGCAGTACGGGAGAAAGCAGACGCGGAACGGGGGTCCGGCGAATGAATGCGTTACTCAGCAAGCTGTTTGGTTGGCAGAAATACACGGTGAGCCCGGAAGAAAAGCTGGCAACGACGGCAGCCATGACGGAAGCGCAACAGGTCAAAAAAGAGGTGGAAGCCTTGCAAAGCGAGTCTTCCACCGTTGGCGCCCGACAGCGCCACATTCGAGAAGAAAACAACTGGACCAGGTCTCTGGAACACGTATTTAGGGGTGCGCAATGAAACGGGAAATCAGCATTGGGTTGGGGGTAATGCTGCTGACAGCATCGACGTTCCTACTGTCAGTCCACCAGTCAGTTACCGTGGTGCTGCTGATTCTGCTGGTGAGTTCCCTTGTGGTCCTCACGGCCTACTACATGCGGCGCGCACGGTGGCGCCAGTACCCTTCCGGGCGGGTATTCCTTTACCTGTTGCTGTCCTTTGACGCCCTGGTTATTTACTGGCTGTTCTCGCGCCTGATCCAAGAACGCGACTTACGAATTTTCGTCTTCAACATTCTTATTGCTGGCCTCATTGCCTCTATCTGGATGATTACCGCGACTTTCTGGAAAGCACAGCGTCACGCACGGGCCGAACGGTTACGCCGTTTGGATAACAACAAGAAAGAGGAAAACCAGCCATGACAACAGCACTGCAGGAACGATTCCTGAACGGCGCCGCCGGCAACTACTACGACCCGGACGGCGTGTATGCGTTCCAGTGCGTGGACACCGCCATTGCCTACGCCATGGCGTGTTACCCGGACACCCACTGGGAAACCACGTTTGGCCGCGGCAACGCCAAGGACCATTACCCCAAGTCCAACGCCTACTTTGATTCCATCCCCAACGTGGTGGGCGACCTGAACAGCTTCCCGCAGCGCGGTGACATTGTGGTGTGGGGCGGCGACAATCTGAACCCCTACGGCCACATTGCCGTGGTTCTGTGGGCTGACGGTTATAGCATGCGTGTGCTGCAACAGAACGCTGACGGTTCGGCGCGGCTGCCTACGCAAATAGCAACGGTGAGCTACGTCATTCCGGGCGCTGGCGGCGTCGTTGGCTGGCTGCGTCCCAAGGTGTCCGGCACCGTCGCGACCCCGGCCCCGGCCCCGTCCGGCTACCTCAACGGCATCGACGTTTCCATGCACCAGGGCACGGCGTTGAGCTTCGCCGCAACAGGTGCGCAGTTCGTCGGCATCAAGGCCACTGAGGGTGTCGGATACACGGATCCTCAGTACGTCGCGAATGTCGCCAAGGCGCGCCGCGAGGGCTTGCCCATCATGCACTACCACTTCGCGCGCCCGTTCGCCGCTGACGGCAACACCGCCACGGCGGAAGCTGACTGGTTCCTTTCCGTGGTCCGGCCCCAGATTGGCCCGGACGACATTCTTGTCCTGGACTTCGAGGCCGAGAACACCCACCGCACGGATTGGGCCAACGACTTCCTGGACCTCGTGCACGCCAACACGGAAAAGCGCCCGTGGCTGTACGCCAACCAGACGGTGGCCAATCAGGGCGGGTGGGATGCCGTCAAGGCAAAGTATCCGCTGTGGTGCGCCCGTTACCCGTCCCCGGGTATTCAGTCCTGGACCCCGCTTAATGCGGCGCCGTCCGTTCCGGGCTGGAACTTGGTTATGTGGCAGTATTCGCAGACGGGCCGGTTGCCCGGTTACGGCGGCGACCTTGACCTGAATGTCTTCTACGGCGACCGCGGCGCGTGGCAGGTTCTTGCTGCTGGTGGCAACTTCATTGCCCCGGTTCCTCCGGTCAGCGTCACCCCGCCTGTTGGCGGCACGGCGACACAGTGCATTGTGGACCCGGGCGACACTCTGAGCTCCATAGCTGCACAGTTCGGCGTTGACCTTTCGGCCCTTATCAAGGCCAACCCGGGAATCAACCCTGACCTGATCTACCCGGGTCAGGTCTTGAACCTCCCGGGCGGTGGTCCGCTGTCCGTGCCGGGTGCTGTCAGCCAGTGCATTGTTGACGCCGGGGACACGCTCGCGGGTATCGCTGACCAGTTCGGCGTTGACCTCAACGCGCTGGTGTCCCTCAACGGCATCATCAACCCGGACCTGATCTTCCCGGGCCAGTTGCTCAACCTGCCGGCGCAAGCTGCTGTGGCCCCGGCCCCGGCACCCGCCCCGGCTGTTCGACAGGTGGTGGTTGACCCGGGCGACACCTTGGGCGGCATTGCCACTCAGTTTGGCGTCAACGTGGGCGACCTGGCCCGTGTCAACGGAATTACCAACCCGGACTATATCCAGGCCGGTCAAGTTCTCAACCTCCCGTAAGGAATAAATAAATCATGATTGTTTTCGACATTCCCCAGTGGCAGTTCTTTGTCCAACTGTTCGGCGGCACCGTCATGACGCTGCTGGTGGGTCTTGTGACCACGCGCGTGACGGCTTCCAGCACGCGCGCCCTCCTGTTGGCGGCGCTGTCGGTCCTATCGTCCATCGTTACCGAGCTTGTGGCGGCGCTACAGACCAACACGCCCTATAACTTGGGCACCGCGCTGGCGTTCGGCCTCTTGACGTTCCTTGTGGCCGTTGGCACTCACTATGGCTTGCTGAAACACACCAGCCTTGAAACCGCCGCACAGAACACCCTTGTGACCGCTTCCCCCGCTGAGGTCCGCGCCCATGAGCAAGCTCAAGCCCTGGAACTGCTGGCAAAGGCTGGCGTGAAGACCACGGAAACCGCTGCTGAGGACGCCCCCGCTTTGTCGGTCAAGTACGTGCCCTTGCACCGCAAAGAGTAGCTAGACGCGAGAAAGCCCCCACCAAACGGTGGGGGCTTTCTTGTGTCCGGGTTTAGTTCGTGTTGACGGTGGCTTGAACGGTGGCCAGCAAATGGGAGTAGTCCCCGCTGGTGGCTTCCTTTTGGAAGGCGTCTATGTCTTCCTTGGGGATGCCCTCCCGCCGCATGGCTTTCATGGCGCGGCCCACGATCATGAAGCCGTTACCGTCTTCACCGAGCAAGGGAACGTGGACCTTGGGGAACTTAGGCGTTGCGGTCAATGGTCTGCCTTTCGAGTACGGCCCCACCTATTTGGTAAGTGCCAAAGTTGAAGCGTTGGGCCTTGCGGTTGCAGTAAAAGCACTTGTTCAGCGTGCCTTGGGTGGTCACTATGAAGTAGTGGCCGGGGACGCTGCAGGGGCTTTTCAGTTGCCCCACGTCGTCACCGTGTCGGTGGCCTCAACTTGGAGTATCTGACGCACGCCGTCCACTTCCAGCCCCCAGCGGTCCCCCAACGGGTAGCTGGCTGTGACGGTCAGGGGTTTGTTGGGTGAGTCCGTGGTGAAAATCTTGTCACCGGGGATGATTTCGCTGGCGGTCTTGGTGCTTTTCATGGTGGTGCCTTTCGGTTCGTTGTGGCGGTTCTTTTGAGCGAGGTCATAGCGGATAGCTGAGGGAATGCGGATCCCGACGAAAACGAGAGCAACGAGCATGACGATTACGAGGGCGTGCACGGCTTAGACCTCCACTTGCCATGTGTGGCGGTCATTGGATTGCACTTGCCATGTGGGGTTGCCGTCCCCGTCGCGTCCGCACCAACTGACCGGGAAGTTAGCGGCGGCGGCTTCCTCCGGGTTCAGGACGGTGCCCACGGACCAAAACACCAACGGCGGGTGACCCTCACGCTTGAGGTCTTCCTCTTGCCCGTAGGCGGGTGCGCTTTTTACCTCATTGAGGCGGACCCGCAGCTGCCAAGTGTGCACAATGTCGCCGGTCTTGAGTTCGGAAGCTTTGCGGGGTTCGGTCTTGAAATCAGCGGTGGTCATGTCCGTGGTCCTTAGTGTTGTGGCGGGGCGGGGCGAGCTACGGGCGGGGTTCGACGTAGTAGCTGATCTTGTAGTCCGATTCGAGGCGAGCGTAACCGTCTGCGATTTCGTCAGCTTCCTTGCGGGTTGCAATGCCGGTTTCACATTCCCAAGTGTTGAAAGTCAGGGTGTTTTCGCCCATGACCCGGAACGTTTCCGTGGCGTCTTCCGTGGTTTCGCCCTTGTGCTCCCGGTAGGCGGCGGCGGCGGCTTTGGCAATGTCAGCGGCAGCGGTTCCGGGTTCGATCCACACGGCGTCGCCGTCTTCCCAAACGTCGCCGTTGTCGTCGGTGGTGTAGAAACCGTAGCTGAGTTCTTCCGTATCGAAACCTTCGCCAATGACGCCCGGGCCAACCTGCATGCGGCCACCGTCAACAACGAGGGTTGCGCAGCCGCCGCCCGTGTCTTCTACGGTGCCGTTGATGCCCTCAGCCTTGAAGGCTTCAATGAGTTCGTTGAAGGTGATTGCGGTGGTCATGGCGTCCTCTTTCGTTGTGGCTAACTACTACATAAAGAATGTAGCACCCCACTACAGAACTATGCAACCCGCTTGTGAAATCCGCCCGGTTTTCCGGTCCGCTGGACGTGATCAATGAAGGGGTGGATTGTGTCAGGCTTCCACGCCGGGGAATGGCTCACCTCATAGTCGGGGGTGGGCATGTTGCCGCGCATCTTCCAAGCGCGCACGGTCTTGACCTCTACCTTGAGCAGGTTGGCAATTTCGCTGTAGCCAATCAGGCGAACAGGTTTCTTGGGCATGTGGCCCCTCCAATGCATAGTTGTGGTCCTATCAGCGTAGCGCCTTGCTACAACCACCCGCAACGGCCCCCATCCCCCAACGCCCGGGCGCTGGCTGCCATGATTGGCCTCATGGCTAATGGCGTACTCTCTTTCCCGTTCCGGCTGAACGCAGACGGCACCGCCGCAACTGTGGGCTACGGCGCGGACGGCGAGGTGGACGAAGCTATCGCGGTGCTGGTCCTCACCCACCTTGGGGAACGGCTCATGCACCCCAGCTTTGGCGTGCCTGACCCCGCCTTTGCCGGGTTGGACGTGGGAGACATTCAAGTGGGGCTAGACCAGTACGGCCCCGCTGGAATCACGATTCAATCAGTGACCCAAGAACCCGTAGACGGGACAGACCAGGTTGTCCGCGCCGTTGTGGCGTGGCGGCGCAACTCAGACGGAACAGGAAACAGTAACAATGGCTGACGTGCCCGAATATGAGGCGTTGAACCTACTCAACTTTGGAACCGAACCGGACATTGTGAGCGCCGGGACGGCCTACGCCATGGCCGCGCTGCCCGAATGGCAGCCCCGGGCCGGGAATACTGAAATGGTCCTCATGGAATCCCTGGCTGTGATGCTGGGGCCGGAAATCATGGCCATTCAGATGCTGCCCGGGCAGATCGTGGAACAGTTGATGAAGCTCTACGGTGTAGCACGCAGCGAGGGCGCGCCCGTGCTTGGCCGCGCCTTGTTCACCGTGACCAACAGCGCCCCGACGCAGGTTATCCCCGCTGGCACCCGGCTGCGTCTGCCCATCCCGGGCACGGGCGAAACCGTGGATTTCCTCACGCAGGATGAACTCCAAATCATCACGTCTGAGACGCTGACCGGACAGGTGGACGTGTACGCCGAATACTTGGGGCCGGTGGGCAACTCCACCCCGGCCAACACGGTGCTTGACGTGGTAGACACGCTGCCGTTCGTTGAGTCGGTCAAGACGGTGGGCGTCATGTCCGGGGGCGCTGGCCCGGAAGTCGACCAGGAGTTCCAAGGGCGAGCTTCCGCAACGCTCGCGCGCCTGACTTCCACCCTTGTGCTGCCGGAATCCTTCCAGTACGCCGCCGCGTCACGCCCGGAAGTTGGCCGCGCCAAGGTCTTTGACCTCTACAACCCGGCCCAACCGCTGGTGAACCCCGCCGTGGGCCATGTGACCGTGGCCCTGGCCGGAAAGAATGGCGAGGTGCTGCCCCCGGCGACGACGGCGGACATTGCCGCGTGGCTGGCCGGTCAGGCGTTGAGCTCGCTCAAGGTCAACGTCATTGACCCCACTTACACCACGGTAAATATCACCGTGAGCGTCAAGCCCTCCATTGGGTTCACGACGGCGCAAGTCCAGGCGTCCGTTATCGCCGTCCTGACCGAGTGGCTGAACCCCAAGACGTGGGACTGGAACCCGGTAGTGGGCCAGTACGCCATTGCGGCAAAGGTTGGCGCTGCTGCCGGTGTTGGTGAAGTGGTCAGCGTCCCGGCCAACATTGCCCTTGCTGGCAAGGCGCCGCTGCCGAACGTCGGCACCATCACCGTGAACGTGGTCTAGGGGGCTTCCGTGGCAATTCTTCGCAACAGCAACACCAACCCGGACATGGTGGGCAGCAACGGCACTACCACCGTCCTGACCAACTTTGTGGGCAACTCCCGTGGCCCCGCCACGACCTATTGGAGCGTGTCCCCGGGCGTCGGTGGTTCGGCCACCCGTGAGGCCATTCTGGTGGGTGGCCCGGACCCGCTCATGCCGGAAGGCGGCGGGTTCATCCGGTACACCCAGACCGTGGCGAACACTGGCGGAAGCTGTGGCGCCTACTACCGGGACACCGCAGCGCTGACCCCTGGACTGGCCGGGGATACCCGTTATTGGCAAGCGTGGGTTCGGCCCTCAGTCACCCGGTCCTTTCGCATGTCCGGCGCGTTCAAGGACAACGCCGCGGCGGACATTACGACGGGCACGGGCGTGTTCCAGGAATGCCCCGCCGGCGAATGGACCCCGCTTCCGGCGCTGGCGATCACCGCAACAGGCGACTATGTGAAGCTGCAAGCGTGGCCGGTCACGGTTGGCCCCATTGCCGCTGGCGAGACTTTCGACGTGGTTACTTGGGTCACCCAAGCCCCGTGGCCGTTGTTTGACGGCTACACACCCAACAACGACGAGTTCAGCACCTCATGGGTGGGCAGCCCCGGGGTGTCCCTCACGACGCTGACGGCCAACACGGTCACGGGCATGAGCAACAGCGCTGGCACGGGCGGCGCTATGCGCGTGTGGCAATCCCTTGACGCTCCGATGAACTCAAGCCGGTCTATGAAGTCGCTGCAAACCGTGGCGAGCACGGGCGGGTCCGCTGGCATCATCCACCAAAGCAACATTGGCGGCGTGGCCGGGGAAGTGAGGTCGGCCAGCTATTGGGTGAAGTACAACAAAGACCGCTACGTCCGCCCCCTATTCCGGCTGCGCAACGGCTCAACCTTGGTGTCTACGGACATTCCAGGCAACACGGTGTTTATCCCGGCGAACACTTGGGGTGAACTCAAGGTTGAGGGCGTCGTCGCGAATCAGGACTACACCAACATTCAGGTGTGGCCATGGATTCAAGCCCCAACGGGCACCCTGGACGTGGGCGACACCATGCAGTTGGCGCGCATCCTCATTACGGACGGCGACAAGCTGCCCCCGGACGGCTGGTGGGACGGCGACGAACCCGGCAGCGGCAAATACGTGTTTAAGTGGGACGGTGAGCCGAACGCGTCCACCTCCACACGCATGGACCGGCTGGACCTGATCCACTGGTGGACCCGTTTCTGGTACGGGTTCTTGCCGGTGGCCTACCGGGAAATTGATGCCGTGACGCAGCCCGAAAACGGGGCGTTCCCCATGCTGAGGTTCATGGACGGCGCGGGGCAGATTGCGGGGCAAGGGCGCGACCTGTCAGACCTCATGCGCAGCGGTGCATTCATGGACCCGGCCACCACGCCGGACTACGCCGTGCGCTGGCTTGCGCAGCTTATGGGCGTCAACGCGAAACAGCGAGCCATTGACGTGCCGGCGCTGCGTGCCTACATGCTGGACCTTGTGGCGTCCGGGCGTCCCGCCGTGGGCACCACCCAAAGCATTGTGGACGCCGCCAAGCGGTTCCTGATTGGTGATCGACAGGTAACGGTGATCCCGTCCCCCACGGTGGCCCACACCATTTTGGTGCTGGCTCGCGCCGATGAAGTGCCAGGATCGTTGGCCACGCTGGTGACGCAGATTAGGTCTACGGGCGTTATCCCGGCTGGCCACAACCTCGTGGCACAGTACGCCACAGCCACGTGGGACCAGTACGAGGCCGCAGCCGGGGCCACCTGGTCCGTGGCAGATGCCAACCAGCCCACATGGCGTGCGTCCGAAAGTCTTGGAATCACACTGGAATGAGTTGGTAAAACCTCTACCCACCCCCTATAGTCTTTGGAAGACCCCCGGGGCTATATTGGGGGTAGGGGTTGAGGCAGCAAAAAGCCCCCGCGTCGATTGCTCGACGCAGGGGCTTTTTCAGTAATCGCCACAACTACTGGTGTCAGTCTATCAGCGGCACCACAAGATATGCCCTCGGAAGTATCGCCACATACAACTACAGAGAAAGGCCAATAGGCCATGTTGAAGTTCCGCAATGCGCTGGCGCGTTTCGCCGCCTGGTTCGCCGGCAATCCACCTGTTCACACGCCCCCGGCGCCGCCCAAGACCCGGCTGGAAGAGCTCCACGACCAGCGCATGGAAAAGGTCTATGCCCGGGCCATGGCTGCGCTTGAGTCCCGGCCCAAGGACATGACCGACAAAGACCGGCTGATTTTCGCGCGCTCCATCGTCAACATGCTGGAAAGGAACGTCCATGCGAGTTGAGTTGATCGGCGGACCCGCTGACGGCACCAAGTTTGAGTTGGCGGACGACCTGCAAGCGTTCCACGTCCCGTGCACCGTGGTAACTGACAACCCCGCGTTTCAGTCCAAGGAAATCGGCCCGGGCTTCCCGTGCGTCGCTACCTACGCCCTTTTCCAGACCCTTGCGAACGGCACCCGGATTTTCCGGCTGTCCGGGATTCACAGCAAAGCATGATTGCCCCCGGCAGCGAGGTGGTGCGCAAACGAAACCACCAGCTTGGCAAGGTGCTAGGGCTTGTCCCGGGCGGCTATGAGGTCATGTGGGCCGGGTCCAAAGCCATTACCTATGAAGACGAACACACCATTGAATTGCGATTCCCCGACGACGAAAGAGAACCCATGGAAAGCTTGAAAGTCATTGCCCTGCAAGCCGAGAACGTCAAGCGCCTTACCGCCGTATCCCTCAGTTTTGACGGCACCTTGCAAGTCATTGGAGGGGACAACGGCGAGGGTAAATCCTCAGTCCTGGATGCCATTTGGTTGGCCATTGGTGGCCGTCAGGCTGTCAGCGAGACTAAGACCGTTCGGCCCATCCACGACGGCGAGGACGTGGCCACGGCCACCGTGGACCTTGGCGAAATCATCGTGACCCGGACGTGGAAACGGGGGAAGGCTGGATCCGTCAAGGTCACCACCCGGGAAGGGGCAGAACACAAGTCGCCCCAAGCGATCCTTGACGCCCTCACGGCCAACGTGGGCATGGACCCGCTCGCGTTCACCCAGCTATCGGACAAAGCCCAAGTAGCGCAGTTGCTTGAGCTTGTGGACCTTCCTTTCGTCCCGGCTGAGTTGGACGCCCGGTATGACGAAACGTTCAAGGAACGGACGGCCGTAAACCGCCGTGTTGAGGAAATCACAGCGCAGCTTTTGGCATTCCCGCAGCCCCCGGAAGGTCTGCCGGACCAAGAGATCGACGTCGCGGACTTGGTGGCTGAATTGCGCCGGGTGGACAACCTCAACCGCGATTGCCACCGCGCCGAAATGGACTATCAGGAAGCCATAGCCAGCCGCCGCTACTTCGAGGAACAGCTGGAAGCTGCCAAGAAAGCAGAGGCAGCCGCCGCGCTCGCGCTGGACCACAAGCGCAGCGAGGTGGAAACGTCCCCCAACGTGGAAGGACTCCAAGGCAAGCTGGACACCGTGGGCGAAACGAACAAGGCCGTGCGTCTTGAGAACCAGCGGCGTCAAGGCGTCAAGCTGCTGGCACAGCACAAGGCCAAAGCTCAAGAGCTCACGGCAACCCTGGAAGGCATCAAGGACCAGCGGCGCGAGGGACTGGCGCAAGCCAAGTGGCCCATTGAGGATTTGGGCTTTGACGCTGACGGCCTGACCTACAAGGGCGTGCCTTTCAAGCAAGCCTCAAGCGCTGAACAGATCAGGGTGAGCATGGCCATGGCCATGGCACTGCAGCCCACCCTCAAGACCCTGTTCATTCGCGACGGCTCACTCTTGGACGGCAAGAACATGGCCATGGTGGCGGATTTGGCAGCCAAGCACGGCTTCCAAGTGATCATGGAACGCGTGGGCGACCAGGACAAGGGCGCAATCATCATTGAAGACGGAACAGTAAAGGCAGCATCCTAACCATGACACTCAAAGTTGACCCGGCAGAGGTTCCCCGGTTGCTGTCCGCTGTGAAGCGCGGCACCGCGCGCAGTGGACGGCTAAGGGCGCAAGCTGAGGCACGCTATAAGCGCGACCTTGCACGGGCCAACGAACCCCGCCGCAAGGCGGTTATAGCGGCACGGGACGCCGGTATCAAACGCGAGGAAATCGCGGCTGCTGCTGGCGTCTCAGTGCCCCGCCTTTACCAGATCATTGAGGGTTCGCAGGACGAATAAAACGTCAAGGGGGGGACTTGGTAAATGTCAGCCCCTTGGCATAAGGTAAACCCGTTAGATAAATCGCCACAAACTACAAGGACGTGATTCTCTTTGGACCCGATCCAAGCCGCCCACACGATCCCGCAATTGACGCGGGAACAGGGCAAAGCTGTTGTGCTGGAATCCCTACGCATGACCTATGAAGAACTGCCAGCGGACGCCCCCATTGAACAGACAGCCCGGGCCGTCGCCTTGTTATTGCGTGGCGACGTTTCAGCCCGGGACATGGAGGACGCCGCAGCGCTGTGGGTGCTGCGCTTCCAGATTGCCGAACCCACGGGCGACCTTGAGTGGTTGCTGGACCTCCCGAACACGGAAGCCAACCGCGAGGCCGAAACCGCAAAAGCTGAGGGCAACCTCATGGCAGCCATTGACGCCATTCTTGACAAGGCTGGCGTCAAGTGACGGCGGTTGCTGAGGCAACTCAGTACGTCGACCACTCCATCCCCGGACACAAGCCCGGTAGCGAGGAATGGGTGAAATACCTCACGGCCTCCAAAATCGCGGCAATCATGGGCCACAGCGCCTACGACAGCTATTTCAGCATGTGGCACCGCATGGCCGGGACCATTGAGCCGGACGAAGCCAGCGAGGAAGCCCTGCGAGGCCACTACCTTGAGCCGTCTATTGCTGCATGGTTTGGCGACCAAATGCCCGGTTACAAGCTGCTTCCAACGGGCATGTGGGTGGCCAAAGACGACCCACGGTTCGCCGCCACCCCTGACCGCTTTATGATCCCCCTGGAACGTGGTTTGCCCCTCTCGCTTGGCGAGGTCAAAAGCTCCAATAACGATTGGGAGTGGGGCACCGAGGACACGGAAGAAATCCCGCTTGGATACTACGACCAAACACAGTGGCAAATGCGCTGCATCCGTACCTACTACCCGGAAATTGAGGGCGTGCACGTTCCCGTGCTGACCACCGGGCTGAACTTCGCCAAGTATTACGTCCCATGGGACCCGGACTATGTGGAAATCCTGGAAGCCAAAGCCAACGAGTTCATGGGCAAGCTGGAAGCCGGGGAAACCCCCAGCATTGACCCGCTGGACGGACACATTCAGACCTACACGGCTATTCGGAAGCTCCACCCGGACATTGACCCCCGCAGCGTGGACATAACCGACGCTGAGGCCCGGGCGTTCTTCGACGCCCACGCGCAGGACAAGGAACTTGCCCTAAAGCTGCAAGCCGCCAAGAACGTCATTGCCGCCAAGATGGGCAACGCCCAAACAGCGAAATGGCGGGGCCGGAAGATATTCACCCGCATGTCCAAGCAAGGTGGCACGCCCTACCTGACCGCAGCCCGGGGACTTCCCACTGCAGACCTCTTGAAAGAAATGGAACCCGCCGCATGACCGAGCAAGCACAGAACCCCGCCGTGTCCCGGGCATTGGTCCAGCAGGAACAAGTCCGTGGCATCCTGTTGACCTATCGCCGTCAGTTGACCAGCACGCTGCCGTCCCACCTCAAGGACAAGGGCGACGCGTGGCTGTCCAGCGCCATGGCAGCTATCCAGCGTGACCCCAAGCTCATTGCGGCCACCATTGCCGCCCCCGAAACCCTCATTTCGGCGCTGTCGGAATCCGCCCAAAAGGGTCTTGCCCCTGGAACCCCGGAATACTACCTGACCCCGCGCCGGAACAAGGGCCGGGACGAAATCCTTGGTATCACCGGCTATCAGGGTGAGATTGAGCTCATTTACCGGGCCGGTGCCGTGGCCACCGTGGTGGCTGAGGTTGTCCACGCCAATGACGAATACCAGTATGAGCGAGGCGTCGACCCGCGCCCCGTCCACCGCATCCCGGGCGGCAACTTCGGCAGCCGCAAGGACCGTGGCGAAATGATCGGCGTCTATGCCTACTGCATCATGAAAGACGGCAGCTACAGCCGTGTCATTGAGCATGGCAAGGACCATATCCAGGACGTTATGGCCACGGCCCAAGGTGCGAACAGCGATTACAGCCCGTGGAAGAAATGGCCGGACCAGATGTGGCTCAAGACCGCCGTCCACTCACTCAGCAAGTGGGTGCCCACGTCCGCCGAGTACATCAGGGAACAGCACCGCGCCGTGGCCGTTGGGACCGCCACCGCCGTGCCGAAAGCCGCAACCGGCACCGCTGGGCAAGCACCTGTTGGCGACACGCCCCGGCCGGCACCCGCCAATATCAATGACGACCCCAACGCGGGTGGACAATTTGAAGACCTTGGCGAAACTCAGACCGTCCACACCGGAACCGGCGAGACGTTCGAGAATGACCCAACCGCTGCGTCTTGGGGTCTTGGGGATCCCGAATCGCAGCAAGCATAACCGCCACAACGAACAAAGGAACGATAGTAAAAATGGTCTCTGGGGCTGAAAATCACGTATTGGTGGGAGTCCGCGACTCCCGCACCTGGCCGCGTCACAAGACAAAGGCTGTATCCCGAAAAGCACGACGGGCAGCCATTGCCCGTGCCGCCCAAGCGAAGCGTGACGCTATCCGGGGTGATCGGTAGTCATGGGCGCAACACTGGGAGGGTTGCGTCAAGGACACGGCACGATCACTGGCACGTCAGTGGGCTTTTCCGGCATGGAATTGCGCATTGCCGACAACGCGTTCCTCAAGTGCTGCCGCCGTTGCGGTAACACCTATGAGACGCAAACCCGGCGCCAGCCGGTCATGAAGCTTTGCCGGGACTGCAAGGACGTGCTGAGTCCGCAGGAACGGCGCGGGTACATGGACCGGAGCGTGACGGCATGAGTGAAACACCGGCCCCACAAGAGGACGCCAAACCTGTTTGGCGCGGCCCTGCACCCCACAGCGTCAACGGTCTTGCCTACCAGGACAACGAGGCTGAAATACGGGCGGCGTATGTGGAAGCGCTAGAGTCCGTTCGTGAGCTTATGCCACGACGGGCAGAGCTCACAGAGAAGGTCCGTTATCTGTACGGGCGCACCGAGTACACGCTGAACTACGACGCGTGTAACGGCCTCTCTGACATTCAGAAAGTGGCTTTGGCCTACGGCGGCATACCCCCGTTTGGTGGGAGTGTGCGAGGCATCCGGGTGACTGTCTTCAACGACTGACCCGCTCTACCTCTCACCACACATCACCAAACCGCCGCACGACACACCACCAAAAAGGGGGACTCTATGCCATTGCAACACGCCATGGAGTCCCCCACTGTGTCGCGCCCACGCTCGCTCAAAAGCGGGGGAAAGACGCCGCCAATGTCAGGCAAGGACACACGCGCCTACATCACAGTGACCAATGAACTGTTTGACCATCCCAAGTTCAAGCGCATAAAGAACCCCTGGGCACGGTTGCACCTCATTGAACTGTGGACCTACTGCAACAGGTACAAGACCGATGGAGTGATTGACGAGGACGCCCTCATGGAAAAGGGCGACGACGTGGGCGAGGAACTGCTCAAGCGGGGATGGGTCCACGGGCCGAATGCTGACGGTGATTACCAGATGCACGACTACCTCAAGCACCAGAAAAGCAAGGCTGAAATAGAGGGACTGACGCGCCACCGGACCACCGCGGCGCAGTACGGCAACCACACCCGCTGGCATGAAGCTAAGGACGTTTTCGAGGCGTCCTGTGGGTTCTGTACCGGCGATTTGGAAGCACCCAAGGGGAAAACCCGGAAAACCAGCGTTGGCCCTCATTCCAGCTAACACACAGCTAATCCCACGCAACACACAGGAAACTCACAGCGACATTTTGAGGGTCAAAAACCCCTAGAATCCGCTGATCTATCGCAAGTGCGATCACAAAAGCGATCACAAATGTGATCACAAACCGTATCGCAAACGCATCACAAAACCGTCGCACCATAACCAGAACCAGAACCACAACCAGAACCACAACCAACAAAACAGTGTGGGTCACCTTTCGTACTTGTAGAGGTGCTGAGAGATTCAAAACGTCCAGTTAGTTAACGCGCGAGCCAGCGCAGAAAGCGAGCAACCCGATGCCCGACATGTCCAACGCTCAATTGGCCCTCATGGCTGCTGCGAGCTACACCACGCCAGAGTTCGACACCATAGACGGTGTGACCTCAGTAGCGGACTCGTTCCTTATCTGGCTGGACCAGAAAGACGCGAGCTACCAGGCAGCCAGCCGCGTCAAGTGCCCCACCTGTTCCGCAGCCGCCGGCAACGTCTGCCGCGACCGCTGGAACGGCGTAATGGGAACCATGCACCCTGACCGCATCAGCGCAGCCGCCGCAGCCCCACCACGCGGCCCACTGTCCGTGGCATGCGTCTACTGCCTAGCGGGGATAGGCGAACCCTGCAAGGAAGCCAGCGGGTTTGTGTTCGGCGGGTTCCACACCTCACGAGAACAGGAAGCCACCAAGTGACCATGACCAACAACCAAGCTGCCTTGTTGGCCGCATGCACCGCCAACGCCGGACACCCCCAGTTCGACACGGCCATGGCTATCAAGGCCACCAAGGGATTCAAGGCGATCCTTGACGCCATGGACAAGGAAGACGCAACCACACAAGCGGAAGCGAGGGAATCCGCCCTACCAGCCCACTGCCGCCGCCACATGAGAGAGCAATACACCGACGTTTGGCAACGCGACGCCCCCCAAATACGCAGAACCAAACCCGGCGAAATCTGCCAAACCCCCGGATGCCACCACCTGGAACCCGCCACAACCAACGAGGAAGACCAAAACCAATGACAACCCACACAAACCCCACAAGCGACACACTCACCCAGACACCCATCCACAATGTGCAAAACCCTGTGGAAAACCTCATAAAAGCTATCCAGGCAACGCCGGGTGAGCTTTCCCCAGCAAAAGCACTGGCGTTGGTTCAAGACACGTTGGCTGGCCTCACGGAAGTGCTGCCAGAGGAAGCCCGGGAACGGCTGTCCCGGCTCGCGAGGGCTTGGGAAGCATCCACGCCCACCGCAGCGTTGCGAGACGCTGAGGCGGTCAGGCACCGGCATGACGCCAAGCGCTGGGCTGCTCAAGCGCGAGTGGCTGAGGAAAAGGCCAACCGATTCTTTGCCATGACCCCAGAGGAATGGCAGCTGCACAAGGCCACCACTGAACTGGAACAAGCCAAAAAGTCCGCAGACCGGCAGGAAGCCCGGGACGGGGCCGTGATGGTGGACATTGACACGCACATAACCGACACGGTGCGTGTGGAGCAATCAGAGATGAGGGCAGCCGGCTGGCACCACAACTCCGAGTGCAAGAAATTTGACCCGGACGCCGTGACGGACAGTGACGACCGTCTGCAGATGATTGAGGCAGCCCGGGCGCTGCGTGCTGACACCCATTACGCCCTCCAGGATTGGCACGACCGGGCGCACGGCCTCACCTCGTGGGCGAACTGCCCCAATGAGCCGTGCAAGCTGCTGCCGGAAGCCGCCAAGGTCTTCAAGATCGGTGGCCGGTCATGAGCATTCGAGAGGCTTACACATGCGCCGGGAAAATCCACGACGCGATAGACGACGGGACACTCAAGAACGTGCGCGTGGTGGAGGTCCGCAGCAACGGCAGCGTTGAGGCATGGACCAACTGGGACGGCTTGAGTGGTGGCACCCTGGAAAAGGACGCTGAGGACGTGGCGGAAATCGCTAACCTGTTCCCGGGCGGCAGGTTCCAGCGCATGGGTCTACAGCACAAGGGCGGGAAGTTCTCCAAGCCCACCGACCGGGCGCGCTACATCAACAACCGGGGCCCCGTGATAGTGATCTTCAACTACTACGTGGCCCACGAGTGCCGGGACTTCACCGGGCGCGCCGATTTCGGCGGCAAACCCAAATGGTGGTGTGTGTCCTGCAAGAAACCCGTCACCACGACCAGGGCGCGGGAAATCGGACTCTTGCCCAAGCTCGCGCGCAAGGGCACCAAGTGAGGTGGCTAGCGCGCCTGTTCCGGCGCCATAACTCACGGTCAGCCGGCTGCCGCTATTTCTGCTGGTCCTTTGACACGCTGGCTGAGGTCTGCGAAGTCTGCGAGGTGAACAAGTGAAGGTTCAGCGGGTCCGGCGCGGCGAGATAGACCCCGATGGGCTGGACGTTCCCGCTGGCACTGAGGTGTTCGTGACGTGCACCATGGGCGCTATCAAGCTTGTGGAGGACGAATTTAGCGGCGTGCTGTACGTCTCCCACATACGCGGCGGCGTCGTCGTCACGGACGAATAACCAAACAATTTGGGGGTGCGAGCAAAAACAGGCACGCGCCCCCATAGGTTGGAATAGTTCGGTAATCACCACAACGAAAAGAGGAAACCATGCCCGTTATCTTGCTTATCCTGGACCTGACCCTTGCCGTGACCGGCTTCATGGCCAACCGCGAGAAACAGCGCAACCGCCGCAAGTAGCCACCCCCCCCCCCGGGGCGTGGGCTTCCCCCCTAGCCCACGCCCCACCCCCAGCACCCGCCACAACGAAAGAACCCGACCATGAAACTGACCCACCGCGACGCCAAGTTCGACGTCCAGGTCTTGGGCGAGCTCCGCCAGTTCACCATCGAAACCCGCAACGGCGCCGTGATCAGTGTGAGCGAGGGCGCGGACGGCTCGCTAAGCCTCCACGAGGGAAGCCACCGCAACCTCCGCATTGTGCCCGTAGTGGCCAACAGCGTGCGCATAGACATAGTGGACCCATTCCTCGAGACAGCCGCCCCCATGACCCCGATAGCGACCGAGGACGCTCTCTCGCGCATCCCGCGCGGGGCCAAGGTCTACAGCGTCCGAACCAAAAGCCTGTGGGACTGGTGGGGCGCAAACGAACGGCTTGTGGCGAGCAACAACACGGGCTATACAGGCGAAACCTACACAAGCTTTACCGCATTTTGGGCAGCGGAAGCGCCCCTCCTGCTGGCAGCGCGGCCCAATGACTAAACGACGCGCCTACCTCAAAGAACCCATCATTGAGAACCAGGAACAGCTAGACGCCCTCCCGCTAGGGTCAGTGGTCATTGACAGCTACGGCTACCGAAAGCCAGCGTTCCATGGTGACGTTTACCGCTCAAGTATCAGCGAGGGGGCGTGGGCGTGGTGGCAAGCCGGACCACAAGGCAAGTTCCAAACCGTCTGTTTCCCCGCCAAAGTCCTCTTGAGGGGCACAGGACCAAACCGCCAAGAACTGATAAAGCAACTCATGGAAGGCAGCAAGTAAATGGCTTGGGAATATCACACGGAAGGCAGCCCCGCGCACGTATGGCCGCAAGGGGACACCATCGAACACGACACCACCGACGACAACGGCGGCTGTATCTGCAAACCCAGGACCGAGGAAGTGCCCCGGGAAGACGGCACAACAGGCCACGTAATCAGCCACAACGCAATGGACGGACGCCCCGAATGACCGCAGACCTGACAGCCCTGGACGCAATCCGGGAACGCACCCGCTCATGGGCAGCCGGCAAGCTGCGCACCGCCCGGATAGTCAAAAGCCCACAGACCGGGCGCTTTGCTGTCCTCAACGGCGTCACCCCGGAAGGCATCGAACTGAACATGGTCATGGTCAACCACGACCCAGGGGGCACCAAAACGCCCGTGTTCGAGGTGGAAAAAGCGGAAGCCATTGTGGCCGCAGCCCGGGACGCCAAAGCCCTCATGACCCTTGTGGACACCCTCAGAACCCAGTTCAAGCACGAGGCCGAACAACTCCGAATCACAGCCGACCGGCTCACCCAAGACTCGCTACACCCGCCAATTGACCGCGACAAGGCAGGACGGCAGGAAGCACGCGAAACCGCCGAACGCTACCGCAACTTTTCCAGTTGGGCCGACTCAGTGGCCTACAAAATGGACAAAACCATTGACGACGTACTGAACCCCAAGGAAGACCGCCCCAATGAGTAAGAACCTCAAGCCCCAGCAAGCGCCCATTCAGGTCAAACAGGCCAGCCCCCGCATTGTGGTGGACGCAGACGCCAAGACCGTCATTCTGGACCTGCAAATGGACGGGGTGTTCCTCAAGATGGACCCCGAAACCGCACGCAAGCTGGGGGCTGCGCTGGCAGCCGGGGCAGCGAAAGCGGAAGGCCGCACCAAGGGCCACGTGTTCATGATTGACGGGGGCGAGTAATGAGCTCACTCACTGACCCCAAGGGCATCAAGCGCACCGTTGCCGCGATCTACTACGGCGGACGGGAACACCCGCTTGCTAACCTGGCCCGACTCATTGACGGCGCAATCAGCGACGCCCAATTCCAAGGGCTTGGACAGTTCGACGTAGCCCGGTGGGTGGCCCACGCGATCACCGAGGACCAGAAAGCCCGGGTTGCCGAGGCCGACAAGACAGCACCCCACGGCCAGTTCGTGCGCAACCCACCCGCGCCCACCCCCGGCGATCCTGAACACCGGGCAGCCGCGCAAGCCCTACGCGACGCCTTGCCCAAGCCCGGACTGTGGGACTTCCTCAAGGACTTGCCCACCATTCCTGACCTTGACAGCGTGCGCACCCCTGGCCCCCACAAGTTCGAGGACTTCAAGCCCGGGTTCGTGGCCTTTGGTGAAATGCCGGAACTCCCGCCCTTCCCCAAGCTGGACCTGTCAGGCATCCCCGCCATGCCCGTGGACATAAAAGAGAGCTTGGAACGCGCGAGCGAGCAACTACGCGAGAGCATGGAACGCGCCGCCAAGGCTGTCCGCAAGGGCATTGACGACGCCCGGGCAGCGGAAGCGCGCCGAATCCTGGCAGCGCAACCCCACGAACACATTTACGGGCGCGGCTCTAACGGCTTGTGCCGTATCTGTGGGGCAGAGTCCAACAGCCGGCGCGCGAGGGCCAAACGCCGCGAAATCAACAACACCAAAGCCAAAGCCGCCGCCCAATACCCCCGGCACGCCGTTGGCGAGAGGGTCACGCACCTTTCCACCGACTCAAAGGGCACGGTCCTTGAACCCGCAGACCACAACGGCAAGGTCCAGGTCATTTGGGACACCACGGGAAACACCACAGCCGTCTACGTGAACACCCTCAGTGCCCCCGAATCCCGGCTTTACGAGGCGTTGAAGAACAAGGGTGACGGCGTTGACGGCTGACGTTCAGGAAGCCCTCTATGCGTGGTGCCCGTCCTGTTCCATGGGCAGCGACGTGGGCATCATGCGCGCGGAAGCTGAGGCATGGGCCAGCCAGCACAACGAGGACAACCATGGAGAGGACGCGGAACATGTGGGCTGAGGCGCTGGTCGAATCCCTCCCGGGGCTGGCCGGGGTGCTGGTGGGCATAGCGGTGGTTCTCTACATGCGGCGCCGGGACTGGTGGAAGCGGTGACGGGCTGGGAAAACCCGCCACTGTGGGAGGACGCTATCGGTGACTTGGCTAGAGCGTGGGAAGCCGCGGCCAACCAGCCCCTTGAGCCGTTCGTGCCGGTCATGCCGCCCACGGAACAGGAAAAGCTACTTGAGGCCGTGAACGTTCCTCGAGCTCTGCCCGTGTCCTGGGACGGCATCCCCATGGAATGGCGGGAATGGCACGCAGAGAACCAAATCACGATATGCCCACCCATCCCACGCGAGCCATGCCCCCACTGTGGCTTTGACGACGCCCCGCGCTCAATGTGCCGGGGCGTCCGGGTGGGTTCCAAGCTACTGGGGCCACTCTTTGCGTTCCGCTGCCAAGCATGCGGCGGCGACACCGTGCACGACCTCCAAGCCGGCGATACGTGGATCCTTGAGCTAGACGACTACGGCCCGGAAGGCAGCAACAACGTGAGGCTTACCGACTAAAACAGGCACGCGCGGGGGCAGACTTGGACTATGACCAATGAACTGCCGGACCTTTCCGACGAATCCCGGTGCATCCCTTTGGCTCAATGCCCGGAATGCCCCAAGCTCATGCCAGCGGACCAAGTGCGCTGCCAAGCCCACGAGGTGAAAGCCGTAGTGGAACCCACCACCGTGCCCCGGCGCCACCGCGCGTGGTGCGACGCCCACCAGGACGGGTGGAACGGCACCAAGCGCACCGCAGAAAAGTGGGCTGCCAAGCACAACGCCGAACACCACCCGGAAGCCTGACACCCATGTTGAGCCTGACCCGTAAGGAACGTGAGAGAAACCTCGTTTGCCAGCACTGTGGGCGCCCGATTGTCCGCAACACCGGCCCCCGGCACCGTTGGGCGCGCGCCTTGCCCAAGCTCGAATGGCTGCATAACGCCAAGGACTTTGACCCCACCAAGCCCATTGATTGCTTCACCCCCGAACCCAAGGAAGACTGACCATGCCTGAATTCGCCACAGCACGCCAAAGAATCACCGAATACTTGCGCCAACGCCGGATGCAGACCCGCGACTTGGGCAACGCTATCCACGTCACCTACACAGACCCCAAGGGCCACCCCGCCGAGCTCACATATTCGGACCTTGACGAGGTTATGTTGACCTCAACAGGGCTGCCGTCCTGGACGTTCTTCTACGCATTCCACGCAGCCATGGACGCCCTCAAGGACCACGAGGCATGGGCTATGGGACGCGGGGAAGACCTGACCGGAAACGGCACCATCAGTTACCCCGTGAGGTGCGTTAGCTGCCCCGGCCAGTGGCACACCTACGCCCTGCACCCGGAAGACGCCCGGGAACTGTTCCGCGGCCACCAAGCCGGGATAATCGCCGCGCGCATGCGTGACACCTTCCAAAACCCAGACAAGGCAGAGGAACAACAGCTAATCCTTGACCGGGTATGGCATGAAGGCTGGGACGCCAACGACGGCGACGAAAGCCCCTATGGAGTGGCCGAATGAGCGCCACCATTGCCACTGTCCTTGCCGCCCACCCTGACTGGGGTTACAAGCCTGTTCTGACCGCTGACGAACTGGGGACCGTAATCCACTGCATGGGCGAGGGGTGCACCTGGAAGGCTGAAAACCCGCCCCTCACCTTGAAGGGCAACGAGTTGTTCCGCGCCCACCAAGCTGAGGAACTGGCCAAAGCCCTTGAGTTCAAGCCTGTTGAGCTCGCAACCAAGCCGCTGACGTTCAACAGCACCCAGCGCCCGGAAGTGTTGCGCCGATTCAACAGCGACATTGAGGGCGGCACGCTCAAGCTCATGCACGATCAGGGGCTTATCCGGCACCTGACCTTCCGCCCCCGCAAGGGTAATTTCTGCTGGTTCGACATAATCACCAGCCCCGGGCAACTCACCATCAGGGGCGACATGGGCGACTTTGTATTCGTGCGCGAGCCGGACATGCTGAGGGACTTTTTCAGCCGCGACGTGAACCCCCATTACTGGCGGGAAAAGCTGGTGGCACAAGACGTTTCCACCCCTGCATGGCAATATGAGCGCGAGCTATACACCAAGTACGTGGCCCAACACTTCTGGGACCGCCGCACCAAGTACACCCCGGACGTGGCAGCCGCCCTATGGCGCGAAATCCGGGAGACTGGCCCACTGAGTGACTGGGCAGACGCCCACGACGCCACAAGCGCATGGACCACCCTAGACGCGTTCGTTGGCGAGCATGCGCCCTACCGTTACGAATCCGATTACGAGGAAGACTTCCACGATTACAGCTACCAATATCTGTGGTGCTGCCATGCCGTGCTACTGGCTTGCCGTGCGTATCGTGAACACCACCGAACCATCAACCAGGAAGTGAGCCAATGAGCGTTGCACCCATCACACAAGCCGAAATCAACAACGTAGTAGTGACCCGCAACGGGGTGACGTTGAGCGTTGGCGAGGAATCCGGGAACGTCATAAAGACCACCGTGGGGGAAGCGCCGGACAAGCTCCGAACCCGCGCCGTCTACCTGTTGGCACTTGCCAACTACATTGACAACCCCCCGGCGCCGCCGTTCGACTTCCCGCCCAACCATGCCGCTGTGATCACTGGCGAAATCGACGTCGAGGGCTCTTTCAGCGTCGTGCGCTTCACCCGCCTAGAGGATGCCGGCTGGTTCTCTCGTGGCTTTGGGTGGAAGGACGAGGCAGCTATCCGCCGCGACTTCCACAATCTGCGTGTGGTCAGCGAGGGCGTCCCCAACGAAACCCCCGCTGAGGAAGCCCCCGGCGAGTAACGACACCCAAAAGCCCCGTGACGCATCCCACACTGTCACGGGGCATTTGCGTACCGTCAGCCCACCAGCAAACAAAGAGGTTGACCATGGCAAAGCACCGCGTAACCCACCTGACCAAGTGCCATGAGTGCGCCACACTCGTTGAGGAACCATGCCGGGGCGCATTCGATTACGCCCTATGTTCCAGGCATCGTGATTGCCAATCTTGCCCAATTCGAGGCATCCAGCAAAAACCGGCACAACCGCTGGTTAGCTTGGACTATGACAACAAAGCAGAACCCGACCAGCCCTTCCCCCAAGCCGCCTAAGCCCAACAGGCGCGCCCAACTCATTGACCACGCACGCACCCTGGGTGATCCGAACTGGTCCTTGAGCGTCCCCAGCGCGGCGAAAGACCTGATCAACGCCCTTGCCGAACAGGTGGCCATTTCCATGCCGCCCCCACAGGCTGTGATCCCGGAAGACAAGCCCCGCGACCCCATTGTCACGCTCGCGAACAGCGCCAAAAGCTATCTGGAATACCGCAAGGGCAAGCTTGAGGACACCCTCGCTAACCTGGAACGCACCATTGCCGACTTGCGCCGCTACCCCGGCAGCGACGGCGTGAACCTCATGACCCGCGCCGCCGAGGCAGCCAACGCCGCCACCCAACTGCAAGACGCCATGGAACACGCCGAACAGTTCGCCTATCTCGTGGGAGAACGCACCAATGACTAAGCGCCAATTCCTTGTGACCGTTGAGGGCGACGCCGCCAGCGACGACAAAATAGCGGCCCTCATAAGGGGCGTCCTTGACGGCAAAGTTTCGGTGTCCCTACTCGCTGACAAGGTGGGTGGACTCGCTGCCCACTGGGACGCTGACGCCCCACCGGGCAGCATTATGGTGTTCCAGGCTGACAAGCGGGAACCCGTCGAATACATCACCGCACCCGGCAAGGACTACGGACCAACCCCGGAAGAATGGGACCAGCTACGGGAACGCGTCAAAGACATGGTGAGGGGCAACCCTTGGGGCCATGTTGAGGTGATGCAACCAGACGGCACCATGGCCCCGCCACCTGTTCCCGGGGCGATCCTTGGGACTGGCGGCTGGGTGGTGCAAGACCCGCCCCCGTCGCGCTACACCACGCACCCTTTCAAGGTCACCAACGGCCCGGATAGCTCGCTGGGCAGCTTCCGGGACCGGGCAACAGCGGAACAGTACGCAGACCAGTGGAACAAAGACCCCATGCACACCGGCCAACTGCGTGCTGAGGTCAAGGACACCCGGCATGACTGACGGACAGCGCTTCCCCGTGTGCGTCAACTGCCACCACATGATTCTTGTATTCGAGGACCACGCCCAAAGCTGCGTAACCCGCTTAGGCGCGTATCAACTCCCAAAGCTTCCCCCCGGATTCCTGCAACCCAAGGACAAAGACCATGAGAACTGAACCGCTGCCCCACGAGGACAAAGCCCAATTCGAGCTTGCCCGGGCCGTGTTCGAGGCGGACAACGGGTGCCGCCAAAGACCCTGCATATGAATGGGAGGTAGCCCAGCCAGAACTCACGGAATATGCGTTTGGCATTGCCGCTGGCCTCTTGCGCCGGGGCTACAGCAAGGCCACGGGCGACCTTGTGCGCGTGGAGGAAGTCCGGCCCATCATTGCCGAAATCCTGGACAGTGAGCCATGCGACCGGGACCATAACGGCGGCTGCCAAGCGCACGGTTACTATGGCCTCACGCCCGGGGAACTCTGCCCCCAGCAAACCGCCAAGCACTGGCTGGAAACCCACCCGGCACCAGTCCAGGACAAACCCGGGGACGGCGATCTTGTCTGCAGCGGCTGCTCCACATTCACCAGTTGGGTGGACGCCCCGGAAAAGGGCTGGAAGATCACCCACCGGGGGCCGGACGGCAAAGCCAACATACTGGCCGCGTGGTGCCCCAACTGCGAGCCTTGGGCACACCTTGCCAAGGATTGAGCTCATAAGAGACCACCGTGGCCACATAGCTGGACATGTGGCCACGGTTACCAAGGAAGAACAGGAAGCCGCGGACAAGCGCGCGGCTGAACTCAAGGCGTACTACGCAGACGCCGCAGACTATGACGATTGGATCGACTGGTGAAACAAGGAAAGTATTGGTGCCTGGCACTCGCTGCCGTGGCTTTGCTGCTGTTCGGCGCCCTGATTTGGACGGGTGACGGACGCTATGGCGGGTTGGCGTGGCTGGCCGTCGTCGGTGCGATCATTGCCGGGTTGGTGGGCATCACTCAAGCCGTCAAAAGCGAAACCCAGGAACTCAAAAAACACCCCGCGTTGGGCTGGGAGGAAGAACAGGCACGGAAGGCCACAGACTAGAACCATGGCAGATAACCAGCATCCCGACATTCCGAAAGTCTCACCCCTCGTGGCGGACGCCATGGCCCTTGGTGAGGTCTTGCAAGCGTTCGTTGAAGCCGGGTGGAACAAAGACGACGCAATAAAGTACATGGCCATTCAATCCGCAACCAGGGGGGTGCAACGTGAACAGCTTGGACTTTGAGCCACGCGCCGCCGGCGACGTGGTGCCGGACCCGTTTGTTGAGAACACCACAAACAGGTGGATGCCCTTCGATCCCATCAAAGCCGCCTTGGGCTACCACGCAGCCCGGGCGCTGGCGTACAGCCGCCAAACCGAGCTTGAGCCGGACAACACCAACGCGGTGGCGCTCATGGTCACTGAGTACCACATTGCGAGCCTCTACTACGCGCAAGCTACCGGGGGCATGACACCCAAGGCCATAAAGAACTTCAACATTGGCATGCGGGAACGCCCTTACGCGACCTTGCACAACATCATCCACATGCTGACGTTCCTGGGCATCGACCCCCGGGAAATCAAGGCGTTTCGATCCCCGGAAAGGGTCCAACGCGAGGCACTGGAAGGACTTGTGCAGGATTTACTCCACCACCAAGACGTTGAGGGTGAAGCCGTAGACGTTCGTGGCCCCCACGGCTGGTACGACGTAGTAAGCGTGATCCAAGGGGCACTTCACCCCGACGCCCGAAAGGGTGACCCCGCCCTGCTGCCCGGAATCCGGGCCAAACTCGCAAACCTCAAAGAACAGGACACCACCGAATGACCTCCTGCATTGACATAATCGAACAGCACGCCCCCGACGCGCCCAAGGGTTCGTTCTACACGTGCCCCCATTCCAGGCTGTACCGGCTCAAGGCCAAAGGCTGGCGCATTGTGCGCAACCCCTGGCTTAAGCGCAGCGTCAAACGCCAGCAATGGGCAGCCATGCAGCTTGAGCTCCTGAAAATGACCCACCACTTGGTCAGCGAAACCCAACAGCTACGCGACATTGCCGACGCCAAAGGCAAACACTCAATCGTGAACGTCTCATGGACCCCGGACCCGGACAGCGACGGCTACAAGGTAGGCGTTGACCCGGCAGGGCCGGAAGGGTTCGAGGTGACCCGGGTAGTGGCAAAGCACGACGCCAAACCCGGCGAAACCATCAATGCTGACTTCCGCAAAGACCCCGAATATCAGGAAGCCCTCAAGGAATGGAAGGCATCCCAAGCCGCCAACGTCGTCACTGAGGTGTCAGTCAGGGAAACCGAGGACGGCGGACTTGAACAGGACGGACCCATGGTCACCACCATTGAGGGCCACGACATAAGCACCGTAGAGCAAGCGGAAGCCGTCCGTGAGTTCTACCAGGCCGAATATCAGCGCTTGAAGCATGAGGGCAAGGCCGCTGGCCGGTGTGAGTACATGGTCGGCAGGCTGGATAAGTTCCTCGGTTACCAGTTCGGACGCATCCCCGTGACCAAGCTTGACGGCACCTACCTGACCGAGGACGAAATCCGGGACGCCGCCGCCAAGCTCAACCTGGACGTGGCCCTTGACGTGTCCGCTGGCAGCGCTCACCCTGACGTGATCACGACCCCGGACTGGACCCGGGTAGCGAACCCCGACGAATACGCGGCGAACTTGGACATTGACCCCAAGAACCGCCCCAAGGCAGCCGGCGGCGTGATCACTGACCCGCCCTTGCCCCCGGGCACTATCAGTGTCCAGCTTTCCGCCGGCAGCTATGAGAACCGGGAGGAAACGGCCGCGCGTATCGCTGACGCCGTAATTGACCAGCAAATCAGGTACGGGCTGTGACCTATCAGCACCCGGTTATCGACTTCCTGGAAGCCCGACTTGAGGAACAGGAAGCCCTAGCCAAGACGTGCCTACTGCCGGAACACACGCACCCCTACGGTGACGAAAGGATCCCGGCCTCACGCCCGGACCAGTGGGCAAGGGACTTGGATAACTACCTCGGCGGACCCTACGGCAAGCACACGGGCTATTGGTCCCCCACGCAAGTGCTGGCCGAAATCCACACCAAGCGCGAGGTGATCCGAAAGCTTCGCCTGTTCGTGGAGCAAGGCAAAGAAAGCCCGGTGATTGAGTCCCACAGCGTTGGGCTGCTTATCGCCGTCAAGCTGCTTTGCCAGCCCTATCAGGACCACCCGGACTTCCGCCAGATCGTGGACTATCTGCCCTGACCTTGTGTTAATGTGGTCCTACTCCTTTCGAGTTGTGGGGCTGCTGAGAAAGCCCCCCGGTGACGCCAAGTAACCGGGGGGCTTTTTTCATGCCCCCATGTAAAGAATCGGGCCGTTTTCTTACACGTCCCGGCAACTTGTAAAGCTTCCTTACACGTTGCCCCCGGCGAGCCCCGGCAAAAACAGGCACGCGGACCCAGAGAATAGAACCATGACCACTACACCGATGATTGAGAGCTTCCGGGCACTCATTGAAGCCAACGGGCACACCCTCCCTGCTGAACTCAAAAGCGCTGAACTGTTCGCCGGGTACGGCGGCTTAGCCCAAGCCATTGAACGGGGCTTTGGAGCTCGCAGCGTGTGGCTTAGCGAGTTCGACCCGGCACCCTCCAAAATCCTTGCCCACCACTTCCCGGGGATCCCCAATCTGGGGGACGTGACCAAAATTGATTGGGACGCAATCGCCGCGGACCCGCTCATGCGCCCCCACATCATGGGCGGCGGGTTCCCCTGCCAGGACGTGAGCCTTGCCGGTCTGCGCAAGGGGCTGACCTCAAGCACCCGGTCAGGTCTGTGGTTCCACTTCCTCAAAGGCATAGTGGCCCTGCAGCCCGAGTTCGTGCTATTCGAGAACGTCCGGGGCATCCTTTCCGCCAAGTCAGTCAGGGACATGGAAAGCACCCCCGAATCGTTGGCCCTAGACGCCGAAATTGAAGAACTGACCACCCGCCGCGAAATCCTCCACACAGAATTGGACCACCTCTATGACTCCGCTGCCCACGCTGAATTCAACGCCCTTGAGGACCGAATTTCTGGCCTCCTGGAACAGCGAGACGGGATTGTGGGAGACGGGGCAAGCGGACCTGTTCAGCGAGCACTTGGAACCGTTCTCGGAGACTTGGCCGATGCAGGGTATGACGCGCAATGGGCTGGCCTACGCGCTGCCGACGTGGGCGCCCCCCATGGGCGTTTCCGCGTCTTCGGCCTTGGAATCCGGCGCGACCTCCTCAACGCTGCTTAAGACACCCACCAGCCAACTGGCGGTGAATGGTGGCAGTCAGCACCCGGACAAGCGCAAAGCCGGGGGCCATGGCCCGACGCTGGCGGACGAAATCGAACACACCTTGCCGCCCATCGACGCCGTGCCCGAAAGCTCGCTGCTCATGACGCCGGTAGCCATTGAGGGCACCAAGCCAAGCAACGTGATGGGCGTCAACCGCCGCCTTTCAACAGGGCAAGTGTTCCTGACCAACCAGATTGTGACCCTCATGGGGCTGGACCCCTCAGAACATGAGGACGCCAAGCTGCTGCCGACGCCCACGACGCAGGAAACCAAGTCCGGGCCGTCCCAGGCGAACCGCAACACGCCCCCGCTCAATCAGGTGGTCACGGACTTGCTGCCCACCCCCATTGCTTCTGACGGGAAGGGCACCGGACCAGCGGACGCCCACCGGGCCACCGTCCAGCTACGCGCCATTGGTGAGCTCTTGCCCACCCCCATGTGTGGAGACGCCAAGCAAGCCCGGAACAGCACCGCCAACCGCAACAAGATTCCACCTACCGGCATTCACGCCGGGGACACCCTCACGGACGTGTTCGTGCCCAACGGGAATACCCCCATCCTGCCCACACCCAAGGGCAGCGACGGCGAGAAGGGCGGACCCAACCAGCGCGGCTCAAGCGGGGACTACGCACTACCCGCCATTGGCCACCTGTTGCCCACCCCGGCAGCCAACGACAGCGGCAACACCCCGGAAGAACACCTACGCAAAAAGCCCGGGCGCACGCAGGTAACCAGCTTGCAGGTCATAGCTGACCATGGCCTCATTGAGACGGGCGGCAAGATTCTGCCGACGCCTACCGTGGGCAATGCAACGGGCGGGAATGCGCAGCGAGGCGGCGACCGTTCGGACGAAAAGCTTTTGCCCGGACTGGCCGTCGAAATGACCGAGAAAGACCCGCGCGAGGTCAACTGGGGTGCCTACGCCCCGGCCATTCGCCGCTGGGAACGTATCAGTGGCCGCATGGCACCGCCCCCGACGATCCCCACCGGGCGCGACGGCGCGCAACGACTCAACCCGGCCTTTGTGGAATGGATGATGGGACTAGAGGCGGGGCACGTCACTGACGTGGATATTCCCCGGTCAGCCATGCTCAAAGCCCTGGGCAACGGCGTATGCCCCCAGCAAGCTGAGGTAGCCATTCACCACCTGTTGGGCATGTTCGTGCGAGCTTACGGACTGGCAGCATGAAGGCTAAGCGCGAGCCACGCACGTTCGATTTCCGGGAAACCTACTGGGGCCACAATTTCGGCGTGTCCGGCGTCCCGACCAAACGGAACCCGGGCAAATGGAAGCGGGGCAAGTTCACGGGCTGGACGATTTCCACGCCGCGACCGCAGCCCGGTGACCTCATGATTTGGGCGACCAAGCTAGGCCACATCGTCGCCAAAATCACCCATGTGGACCCCTACCGCGACCCCGACGACATGGCCAAAATCAAGGGCAAGATCGTGGAGCGAGTCAGGAAAGAGTAAGGGAAAGCCCCCGTCAGATTGGCGGGGGCTTTTCGCTGCCGCAAAAACAGGCACACCCGCTGACAGAATGAACTCATGACCAATGACACCCCCATATTCCCGCTGTCCGATGCCGAGATTCAGGAAGCCTACGCGCCCGAACTCCACTACCAGGACAGCCATGTGACCTTGTGGCATGGCGATTGCGTGGACGTTCTCAAGACCCTGCCGGACAACAGCGTCGACGCCGTCGTCACAGACCCGCCCTACGGTATCCGCTTCATGGGCAAGGCATGGGACGGCGAGGACATAGAGGAAATGACCCGCAAGCGCCGCGAGTCCAAGCCCATGCCTGACGGTGCCGGTGGCCCCAACGGCGGGTATCAGTCCGCCAGCACTGAGGCCGGACGCTACAACCAGACCCTCACAGCGAACCAGGCATTTGGGGAATGGTGCCTCGAGTGGACGCGCGAGTGCTTCCGTGTCCTCAAACCGGGTGGCCACATTCTCGCGTTCGGCGGTTCCAGGACATGGCACCGGCTCGCGTCCGCCGTTGAAGATGCTGGCTTTGAAATCCGGGACTCAATCGCATGGCTCTACGGTTCCGGGTTCCCAAAATCCATGGACATTTCCAAGGCAATCGACAAAATGCGCCACGAGTCAGCGGACAAGCTCAAAGTCACCTCGTGGCTGGCTGACCAAGCCGACGCTAACAACATCACCCGGCGCATGCTGGACATTGCCATGGGAACCAGCGACATGGGCGGCTGGTGGCTGTCCCGCCTGGAACACCGCTGCCAAGTGCCCACCATGGAGCAAATCCCCCGCGTGCTGGCCACCCTTGGGGTTGAGGCTGAGGACGTGCCGGCCGACATTCAGGAACTCATTTTTGAGCTCAACGGCGCCAAGGGCACCCCGGGCAAGGCATGGCTTGAGCGCGAGGTAATCGGCACACGCGAAACAGGCGACGCGCTGGGCTGGCTGCAATCCACTGGCAGCATTACCAAGACCGTGGACGTGACCACCGCAGCGTCCGACGCAGCCAAGCAATGGGAGGGCTGGGGCACCACGTTGAAGCCGTCCTTTGAACCCGTCGTCGTGGGACGCAAGCCCATGCGCCTGACCACAGCGGCCAACGTCCTCAAGCACGGCACCGGGGGCATGAACATTGCCGCCACCAGGGTGGGCGACGAACTGCGCACCAACAGCGCTGGCGGGGTGTCCAGTCTTCACGCCGTCAGCCGGGTGGAACAGGGCTACCGCGAGAACGTCAGCGAATGCGAGGGCGAGGCATCCAGCGTGAACGGGCGCTGGCCCACCAACGTGCTGCTGGACGATTTCACCGCGGAACTGCTGGACGCCCAAGAACGCGACGCGTCCCAGTTCTTCCCCATCTTCCGCTATGAAGCCAAAGCCCCCGCGTCCGAACGGCCCAACGTGGACGGCACCATGCACCCCACCGTCAAACCCCTGGACCTCATGCGCTGGCTTATCAAGCTGGTCACGCCCCCGGGCGGCACCGTCCTGGAACCCTTCGCCGGGTCCGGCACGACCGCTGAGGCATGCGTCATGGAGAACATGCACTGCATAGCCATTGAGCGCGAGGCCGACTATCTGCCCCTGATCCGGCACCGCCTTGAAAAGCCCATTGAGGTGGCCCTTTTCAACGTCTGAGAAACAGGCACGCACGCACTTACGCTGGAACTATCAGCCACAACGAAAGGGCCAACCATGGCATTGCAAGAGACATACACGGACGGGGCTGCTGCCCCGGAATGGGTGAAAGAGGGCGGCACCGTCGCCGTCTGCCAGCGCACCCGTTGGGGTGCCGGTCACAGCGTCAACAAAGGCTATGTGGAGCGCATGACCAAGACCCAAGTCATTTTGAATGACGGGCAGCGGTTCAGCCTCAAGAACGGCTTACGGGCTGTAGGGGACTCCAAACGCGACCCCTACGGACCCGGGCCGTTGTTCCTGGCTGACTGGGAATCCAACGAGGTCAAGTCAGCTCTACGGGAACAATTCCTGCGGAACGCCGCCACGCAGATTGCCCACCAAGCGCGCGCGTTCGAGAAAGAACCCACCGGGCAGAAAGCCCACGAACTCATGGGGCTGCTGGCCCAATGGCTGCGCAAGGACGGCACCGTGGTGGAGTGGGGCACCAACTACGGGGCGGACGGGCGCATATACCCGGCACCAAACGAGGCCGACGCCCGACTCAAGGCCAAACTAGACGGCGTGGACCTCTACATGCGCGCGCCCGGGGTGCTGGCTGGTAACTGGGTCATGGTGGCCGAATGAGCTTGCACCTGTTCAAGGCCATTGAGGAACTGGCGAGCCGTTGCGAGGCTGCCGGACTCGTTGACGCTGCCGAGGTGGGCGCCGAGCTCCGCGCGATCCTGGAACGCTACCCGCTGCCCCCGGAAGACGCAGACGAACGCGACTCAACGCACTGGCTGTTCCAGCGCCACAGTGAAACCCTCACCCGGGTGGCCAACGCCGTCAACGGCCCACCCAAGCCGCTGTGGAGTCATTCCCACCATGACCTTGGTGAGAAAGCCGAGGAACTGGCAGCCAAGCACGCCGCCGCCCTCAACCCATCCCCGGCCCTGTTGGACGCCGTGGCCGAAAGCGTGATGCTTGATTTCAACATTCCAAGCATGCGCTTTGCACGCCAAGAGGTCCGGGCCACCCTCAAGCACCTTGAGAACGGGCTGGCCAATGGCCTCCGGTAGTCGCCACAAGACCGTGGAGGACTCCCGGGAATGCCTCCACTGTGGGCAGACCCGGGGGCAAGTCCGGGCCGAACGGACATATTGCGCCACAGTGTCAGTGGGCGAGACGGTGGAAGCCCTGGACGAATGGGACACCCACCGTTGGGCGGACTGGAAAGACGCCGAAATCCCCAACTTCATCAAACCGGAAGCCAAAAAGAACTACCGGCGCACCCGCGTTGACGACTTCCAGTGGGCTGCCTGTGACGACACCACCACCGGCCACAAGTACCCGGTCACCGATGAAGACAAGTCATTTTTCCAAGCCGGCCAATGCATCTTTTGCGGAATAGAGGAACCCACCAATGCGTGACGATCACCAGGTAAAGGCCACGCTTTCGTTCACCTTTGAGGAACTGGACGAAAACGGCACCGTGGTGCGCCGGTCCACTGAAAAGCACGGCGTAAGCCACACCATGACCACCACCAACATGGTGCGTACCCGCTTTCCCGACATGGAAGCGCAATGGGTGGCGCGGAAGTTCGGCCAAAGCGTCGCTGACCTCTTGGGCAACGTCCTGCCCCCGTTCCTGGACGGCAAGACCGGGCAAGCGTTCTGCCCCTCCACCATCCACAAGGGCAAAGAGATTCCCGCGCCCATTCCCGGGATGTTCATCAACTATCTGACCCCCGGCGTGGAAACCCGGGTTTCGTACTGCCTGGAGTGCGCCGAAATGGGCGAGTTCACGGGCATGTTCAGGCCAGATAAGGACGCAGCTAATGGCAACTGAGGTCTACACCCCGGAACCCGTCCAGGGGCACACCATGCACCCCGATATTGAGATTGACCAGGACGGCGTAACGTGGCTGTTCATCGAATCCCAGTTCGGAAGCTTCAAGGCGAATCACGCGACATTGACGGCGCCGCCGTTCTCCACCATTGCTGACCCCATCACCCGGAACATGGGCTTTGACCCGGGCCATATCAGCGCGGACAGCATCCTTTACGCCCACGCCGCTGCAAGCGTCCTACGGGACAAGCCGGGGCCGTTCACGGGCAACGTGCTGTGATTCCCAAGCCCACGCCGCTGCGCTGGCCTAACCCCTACACAGACCCCCGGGGCATCTACCTAGTGACCCGGATTATCGAACGAAAGAGAGAAAAAGAGAATGAGCGAGTACAGCCCCAGAATCGGTGACGTTGTGGAATACACGACCCTTGACGGCATCCAAGTGCCGGCCATGATTACCGCCGTCGTCAACAGCGCCAACGCCGTTGACCTGGATATTCGTTACCCCAAGACCGTGGCCGAGGATCCCATCCCGGAAGGCCACAACCCTGACCTTATTTGCTATTTGCCGTCCGACGAACCAAAGCCCGGGCGCTGGCAGGTCCGTAAGTAAAAAACAGGCACGGCGCTGCATAGGCTGGGAGGTATGAGCCACAATTACCCCCCAGCGCTGACCGCTTTGGCGGAAAAGATCATGACAGCGCAACACACCTGGACAAACGAGGCCGAACTGCAAGCCTCAATAGACGCCGCACTCAAGACCGCTGGATACAGCCCCACCCGCGAGGTGGCATTATCCAGCGGTCTTGGGCGTGTCGACCTTATGGTCGGCAAGGTGGGCATTGAGGTGAAGATTGCCGGGTCATGGCAGCAACTCACCCGGCAGGTCATGCGGTACACCCACGCCCCCGAAATCGGGGCGGTGCTGGTGGTCACCACCAAGGCAGCGCACGCCCGAAATGTGCCCGTCCAGGCGAACGGCAAACCAATCCTTACTATCTTCCTGAATGGGGCATTTTGAGCGTCCACCAACTCGAATTGCCGTTGACCGCCCCCCGGACATACGGCTGGTACGAATACACAGACCATGGCAAGCGCGGCAAGTGGACCCTACGCATGGAACCCGCCGTCGCTTCCCGCGTGAAGCGCATCTTTGCCCGTGTCCGCTGGACCACAGCTGGAACCGTGGAAATCTGGGACTCGCTGGACGTAACCCGCGACCTGGAATGGATTCTTGAGCGCTGGCCAATGACCCCAGCCAATCAGGCGACCGCGGAACGGCTCTATGGTGGTGCCCGGGCGCACCGACGCCGTGAGGAAACCATTCAGCGCGTCATTTCCGGGGAACGCCGTCTTGAGCTCCCACGCGACCCGGCCAAAGCCCCGCGTGATTACCAGCTAACCGCCGTGGACCTGTTGCGGCAGACCGGCCGGCTGCTGCTCACTGACTCCCGGGGCTTGGGCAAGACCTACACGGGCTTGCTCAACGGCACCCATGAGGACGCCCTGCCCATACTCGTGGTGCCCCCGGCGCACTTGCCCGGGCGGTGGATGCTAGAGGCGCACGAGGCGTTCCCGTTCCTAAGCGTCAAGATAGCCAAGAAAGGCAAACCCCCGGAAAACTGGACTCCCGACGACTTGCCCGACGTCATGATCGTGCCGTATTCCAAGCTGGACGGGTGGGCTGACTACCTGGCCGGGAACATCAACACCATTGTGTTTGATGAAGTGCAAGACCTCCGAACAGGTAAGGGCACCCGCAAGGGCCACGCCGCTGGCATTCTCTGCGAGGAAGCCACCTATAGGCTGGGGCTGACCGCCACCCCCATTTACAACTACGGCGGCGAAATCTGGAACATTATGGACATTCTGGCGCCGGGGGAATTGGGCACGAGTGACGAATTTACCCGCGAATGGGGTTCGGTCAACTTCAACGGCAAGACCGTGATCAAGGATCCCGCCGCATTGGGCAGCTACTTGCGCGAGCAAGGTTTGATGCTGGGCCGGACCCGCAAGGACGTGGGCCGTGAGCTTCCGGCCCACGTGACCGTTCCCGTGACCGTGGAGAGCGACCCGGAAGCCCTGGACAAGGTGAAGGGCGACGCCCGGGCCATGGCTGAACTGATCCTTTCAGCGAACACCACCAGCTTTGACCGCATGAAGGCAGCCGGGGAACTGGACTGGAAGCTACGCGAGGCCACCGGCATTGCCAAAGCCCCATACGTTGCCGAGTTTGCGCGCCTGTTGCTGGAATCTGAGAACAAAATCTTGCTGTTCGGTTGGCACCGCGCCGTTTATGACATTTGGATGGACTTGCTCAACGAGTTCCAGCCGGTCATGTATACGGGCAGCGAGTCCGCCGCGCAAAAGGATGCTGCGGCCGCTGAGTTCATCAAGGGTGACGCCCGAATCCTGATCATGTCCCTACGTTCCGGCAGCGGCGTGGACGGGCTGCAAGAGGCGTCAAAGGTCTGCGTGTTCGGTGAACTGGACTGGTCCCCTCAAGTGCACTTGCAGGGCATTGGCCGTCTGGACCGTGACCCCGCAGACCCCGGCGTCGACCTCACCCAAGTGGAACCCACCGTCGCTTACTACCTGACCACCGAGGACGGCAGCGACCCGGTGATCATGGAAACCCTTGGTATCAAACGCAACCAGTCCGAACCCATGCTGAACCCTGACGGGAAACTCACCAGCAACGCCACCCCCGATGCAGGGCGCGCCCGTGCCCTTGCCCAACAAATCCTTGGAGTCACCGCATGATCAAGCTCTTTCGCCGCCGCCGCTACACCGTCCAGGCGTTCCACCCCTCCGACTACGGCCCCTTTGGGCACATGAAGTTCCACCACGCATACCAGGTGAGTGACTACATGACCTTTATTCGCCGCAGCTACCCGCACACCGAGTTCTTGGTGCGGGACCGCGAAACAGGCAAGGTGGGCCACGACTACCCCGCCAAGAACGGGAACCCTGGCACCCACTGGACGGCCAGAATTGGCCGCTGACACATGGCCCCGGGACGCCGCCGGCAACATACGCATGGTGCTGTATGTTGCCGGTCCCATGTCCGGGCTACCGGCCTACAACCGCCCCAAATTCAACGAGGTAACCGACGAATTACGGCGCTTTGGGTACTACGTGTTAAATCCGGCACGGCAGCCATTAGGTTTGGAATATAACGACTACATGAGGCGCGGCATCAACGACGTTCACAAGTCAGACGGGGTGGCACTACTCCCGGGCTGGGAACAATCGAACGGTGCACGCCTGGAACACCTGATAGCCAGAAAGCTGGGGCTGGAATGCCGGCCCTATACCGACTGGGAAAACCTTTACGAACAGGAACCGCCACAATGAGCAACCCCATCAAGGAATACCTGAACTACACCAACGACGACGGCACCCGCGCGCTGACCGTCAACCCCCAAGCTGACGGCGGGGTGTTCCTCAAACTGTCCACCGTCCTGCCGAACGGCCAGCAACAGCTTGGCAGCATCATTGTGACCCACGACGCCGTGCCCCGCGTCCTCTTTGAAATCGCTGGCGGCAACCCCACCGAACAGGACGTGGAGGAAGCCCGGGCAATCGCTGAGTCAATCGCGACCGGCGACCAGTCCCTCTTGAACATTGGGGCACTCGCGCGCCGCGTGCTACTGGCCCTCCACTTCAACATTCACGGCATCCCCCCGCGCGAGGAAGTCCCGGCGCCGGACGCCGAACCGTCGCGCTGCGCTGGCTGCGCTTCCGTGGATGAAGCCTACGCAGACGCCGCCCACGACAGCCACGCCACGGAAGCCATGGCCACCATGCAAGACCCGGACTATGACCCCAACGCTGAGGAACTGGCGGACCCGGTGGACGATACCAACTACGTGGCCAAACTCGCTGCCGAGAACGCGAGCTTGAGGAACAAGCTTGCCGCCATTCAAGCGCTCACCAGCCCCCACGTGAACCTCTGAACCCATGGCCAACAAAGCTGGAACCCCACAGCCCAACTCCCGCTGTAATGGCAACTGCACCAACCCGGAATGTGGACGCCCCACCCGCACCAGCGGCAGAGTCACCCCCGAAACCAAAGGCATGCCCCGCAGCAACAAAGCCGGGGTATGCGCACGCTGCGAATACGCGGGATACACCCCAGACCCCGACGCCATGAGCGACGCCCAACTATTCGAGGGCTTCACATGGTCCCCTGAACTCCTGGCCGACGCCGTGGACTACGCCCTCGAGGAAATTCTCTATGATGCTGCATAACCCGCCCCTCATAATCGTGGCCCACGTGCCCATGGTGGACGCCCTGAACGCAAACAAGGGCGGACACTGGGGCAGCACCAGCCCCAAGGTCAAGGTGTTGCGCGAGCAAGGCGGCTGGCTCATGCGCGAAAAGCACAAGGGCCGGAACGTCTACTTTGAACGCTGCCACATCAACGTCCGGGTGCTGTTCCCGAACAAGGACCGCAACCGCGACACCATGAACTACTACCCCACCAGCAAAGCCCACGTAGACGGGTTCATTGACGCCAAGCTAGCGGCGAATGACCATGAGGGCATTGTTATTGGACCCCACCTGTGGCCCACCCGGGAACTGTCCGGCATCCCCCGCATAGCCAAGTTCATCTATACGATTCACCACCTGGACAGTACCTATGAGTGACCACATAGCGGCTATCCGCGCTGACCTTGACCACGACCGCATGAAGCTGTTGGCCGAGCTCAACGCGGAAGCCCACACCCCGGCCTATTACCGGCCCCCACGCAACGAACACCCCAGCGTTGGCCAACGCCGCGCCGAACAACTCCGACACGAAAACGCCGCGTTCTACGCTGCAAGGAAGGCAAAAACCCAATGAGCATGCACTACAGCCGCCACCAGCGCCGCCGCGACCGTCACAAGGGGTTGCTGTTCGGCGTGTTCCTACTTGTGGCCATGGTGCTGGTTGGCGTCGTCGCCGTCACGCAGAACGCCAGCAAACAGGCGCAGCTTTGCACCGTGTCCGGCAAGCACATGACCAGCGACGTGCAAGACGGGCAGAATATCCGCGTCTACCAGGTGGAAACCACCAACTGTGGCGTGCTGCGCATTGAAGACAACGCACTGCAGGGCGTCTTCAACAGCGCGGACCTGTTCGCAGCCGTCCAAGAGGGCCAGCGCTACCGCTTCACCACAGTAGGGTGGCGGATCCCGTTTCTGAGCCAGTTCCCCAGCGTCGTCAAGGTAGAGAGTGCCTAAGCGGGTGCGCGTCCGCTACTTCAACGCGGACGCGCGCCCGTGGTTCGTCACCCCAGCCGAACAAGCCTATGCCGACAGCTTCAACACCCCCGTGGTCTGCGTCTGCGTGGATAGCTGCCCGGAAAGCTGGGAAGACAACAAATGCGCGTTCTGCCGAGAACTCGACATATACGACCCGTGCCCCGTCATTGGCTTTGGCTGTGGCAGCGCATGCGACGACTTGGAACATTGCACCCTGGAACAGCGAAAGGCTGCCGACTCTTGAACTACCGTGACCCCAGCACCCGCAAGAACGCCACAAGGGGACGCCGCGCGCCCGACGCCGCACCCGCACCCCTGGAACCCCGCAACGGGCGTGGACCCGGCAAGCCCAAGCCCGTGGTCAGGACCACCCAGCCGGCACGCGAAAACCACTGGATGAAAGACCTCTACCTAGCCACCCCCGAACCGCCCCGCGACCCCGCCACGATCCGGGCAGACCTCATGGAAGCCGAGAAACTGACCCACGACCCTGACGTCGTGCATGAGGAAGGCAGCTGGGGCAGCAACGAATGCCCCCGCTGCGCAGCCATGGAACCCCTCAGCAACGAACTACTACGCGCCACACTGAGGGGGCCAAATGCGGGGTAACAAGCTGCCCCTGGAACAGCGATTTTGGGCCAAGGTTGCCGTCAAAGAGCCGCGCGAGTGCTGGCCATGGACGGGAAGCATGCACGCGCAAGGCTATGGGAAGCTGGGGGCAGGGAAGCGGGGCAAGTCATTTTTGGCCCACCGTTTCGCCTATGAGCTCACCAACGGCCCGATTCCTGACGGGCTGCATATAGACCACACATGCCACAACGGCACGGACTGCCCTGGCGGCAAGACCTGCCAACACCGGAAATGCTGCAACCCGTCCCACCTGGAAGCCGTGGAACCAGTGGAGAATGTGAGCCGGTCCCACAACGCAAACGAACACAAGACCCATTGCCCAAAGGGCCACGAGTACACCCCGGAAAACACCTATCGGCAGCCGTCCAAACCGAACGCGCGCCGCTGCCGACGTTGCGCGGCGATCTTGGACGCGCAACCCCACCGCACGCGCGCCGGACGGCGCGAGACGAAACGAAAGAGGCAAGAACATGGCCGGTGAAACCACCATCACGGTGATTGGCAATCTGACGACGGACCCCGAGCTTAGATTCGTACCTTCCGGCAGCGCGGTGGCCAACTTCACCATTGCCAGCACCCCGCGCACCTTTGACCGTCAGAGCAACGAGTGGAAGGACGGGGAAACCCTCTTTTTGCGTGCGTCTATCTGGCGTGAGGCTGCCGAGAACGTGGCCGAGTCGCTGACCAAGGGCATGCGCGTGATTGTGTCCGGGCGGCTCAAGTCCCGCAGCTATGACACCAAGGAAGGCGAAAAGCGCACGGTCATTGAGCTTGAGGTGGACGAAATCGGCCCCAGCTTGCGCTACGCCCAAGCCAAGGTGAACCGGACGCAGCGCAGCAACAACAACCAGGGTGGCGGGTTCGGCGGCGGTAACGGCGGGTCACAAGGCGGCTTTGGTGGTGGGGGCGGATATAGTAATCAAGGCGGTTTTGGTGGCGGTGCGAGTAGCGCGCCGGCCAACGCGGACGATCCGTGGGCCACTCCCGGTGTCAGCAATGCTGGCGGCTGGGGGAATGGCCCCGATTCCGAACCGCCCTTTTAGCTTCCAGTTGGTCCGGTTAGGTGCGTTTGGGTGTAGTGGAGGTAGTACGCCATGAATCCCCAAGATGATGTAGACGTTGCCAGCGATCCGGTAGCCAACAGGTGAAGGCAGAGGACGCAGGGCGTTGCGTTGGAAGCCTGACGGGAAAGCCCCCGGCGCACGCTCGCGCTGGGGGCTTTTTCGTGTCTTCACTTGTGCCATTCTGTAGTGGGGTGCTACATTTCTTGTATTGCAGTAATCGCCACAGCAAAGGACCAAGACCATGCCGACCTACACCACCAGCAACACAGACGTTTACCAGGGTGCGACCATGACCAACGACGAAACCGGGCACTCAGTCAAGGAAGCTGACTATGTGACCGTGGGCAAGTCCAAAAACGAGTGGTTCGTAAACCGGGTTCTGTGGCATGGGCTTGTGGAGATTGAACGCCAAAAGCCCAAGGGTGGCCTGACCCACCGCCGTGTGTGCATTGACGACCTCACGGTCACGCTGACCACCCGCACGGACGCCGAATATGAGGAAGTCCCCATGAAGGCCACAGAGGACGCGTGGCCCACCGCCGCTGACCTTGTGGCACACGCTCAAGCGTTGCTGGATAGCGGCGAGGCTGTGGACCTTGACGACGCGCTAGACGCTGCCGACGATTTGTTCCCGGAAGTTCCAGACGGCGACGACGAACGCCGCGCGTTCCACCGCCGCGCTGAGGGCATCATGCAGGAAGCGGTCAAGATCATGGAAGCGCGAGCGGTTACAGACACCCCCACGCCGCTACTCCACCCCAAGCGCGAGGTGTTCGACGTGAAAGCGAGCTTGGACGGCAAGAGGGTAGTGGAGACAATCACCGTGCAGGGTAACATCAAGCGCGCCCGGTCTGTGGCTGACATGCTCGCATGCAAGCACGGGTTCGGGCCGTTGGTGACCGAATTTCACACCAATTCCCTTGAGTGCCACCAAGGGCGAGACGGCGGCGTGGTTGAGATTGAGGATATGGACGCGGACTTCCCCGAAACCGGGCCGTGGGATGAAGAAATGACCTACGAACGCAGCGTAATTGACGCCGATTACTAGACCACCCCAACCCGCAATAGCCACCCCGTGAGGGTGGCTTTTTGCGTACCCCGACAAAAACCGGCACGCACGCAGAGAGAATTAGACCATGGACGCTTTCGAGTATCAGACAGTGAAAGTCCCCCGCGACGCCAAGGGACGCAGCAAAGCGCTGACGGCCTACGGTGCGCAGGGGTGGGAAGTCACGGACACCAAGGACGCATGGCAAAAGACGGTCACCGTGACCATGCGCCGTGTGGTTCCAGGTGGCGCGAAAATCAAGCCCAAGACCCCGGGACTGTTCGCCCTGATATTCGGGGCACTGACCCGCCACAACACCGCTAAGTAAAGGAACCCAGCTTTGAAACTCACCATTGATTCCACCGCGCTGAACGACGCCGTGGCGTTCGCTTCCCGGGCCGTGAACCCCCGCCATACCGTCGCAACGTTGACGGGTCTTGTCCTGGAAGCTTCCCGGGGGGTGCTGTCCATTAGTGGCTTTGATCAGACCAAGGCCAATGCTGTGGAAATCGCCGCTGACATTGAGGAAGACGGCAAGGCGCTTTTGCCCGGTGTTGTGCTGGCCAACATGCTCAAGACCCTGCCGAATAACAAGCCCTTGGACTTGGAAGTTGGCGACAGGGCCACCCTCAAGGTGGGGCGCGCTAAGTTCTCCACCCCGGTTATGCCCATGAATGACTACCCCACTTTGCCGGGGCTGCCCCAGCGGCTTGGGTCCGTGGATTCGGACCTTTTCGCCAAGGCCGTGGCTCAAGTCCAGCACGCTGCCGGCCGGAACTCTGACGTGGAGGTGCTGAACGGCATCTTGGTGGAGCTCCGGGGCGACACTTTGGGGTTCGTGTCCACTGACCGTTACCGCATGGCCGTGGCTGAGGTTCCCATCACCCGCTATGAGGGCACGCCGGACGTGGCGGACTTCCTTGTGCTGGCTGAGGTTATCGCCAACGCTGCGAGGGCGAACAGCGGCAACATGGACGTGCTTGGTTCGGAAGCCCGTATTGGGTTCGTGTCCGCGACCAGGACAAGCACGGCCAACCTCATGGGCGGCAAGTATCCGAACGTCAGGGCACTGTTTCCGGCTGACCACCAGATTGCGAACACGGCCACCATTGACGTTGACGCGCTGCTGGGGGCTGTGACTCGCGCCGCCGTCGTCGTGGACGGCAAGAACCCCATTCGCCTGACGTTCCACCCGGGTGAGGTCATTGTCGACGCTGGCCGCGCTGACTCCAACGCTGGTGAGGAAGCGGTGGAGTGCTGGCACGACTTCGAGACGGTATCCGCTGCCGGGTTCAACCCCACCTATTTGGCTGAGGGCTTGCGCTCGCTGACGACACCCCAAGCGCACTTTGGGTTCAACATTGAAACGACGCTCAAGCCGGTCCTGTTGACCGAGCCGGGACCGAAGCCCACGGCGCGCCAACTGCTCATGCCAATGCGACTTACCAGCGTCTAGCGCGTGTTAATCTAAGAGTCCTTCCTGCGTCGGGTTGCGAGGGGTCATAGAGGGAACCGGGGTTATGCAAATGCCCCGGTTTTTTCTTGCCCAAAAACAGGCACAACAGCGCATAGCTTTGAGAATGTACCGACACCGACGAATTGAGGATCCATTGATTCCCGTAGACCAGACCATTTTTGCTGACCCGGCATCTAACGACGGCAACGCTGCTGACGGCACCCCGGGCAACTGCTTCCAGGCGTGTGTTGCTTCGCTGCTGGAACTGCCCCTTGAGGACGTGCCCCACTTCATCACGCATGAGGACTGGTGGGAGGTCACCAAGGCTTTCGTGTCCGCGCACAAGCCGGGGTGGACCATTGAGCATTTCGATACTGTGTTCCCGGCCTACCAAGACCCGGACCACCCGGAAGCGCCCACCCATGTGATTGGGTCCGGGAAGTCCCCGCGCGGCGACTTCTACCACGCGGCGATTGTGGACGCTGTGACGGGCGAGCTCGCGCACGACCCGCACCCGTCCCGGGCCGGTTTCTTGGGTGAGATGGATAGCATGTTTGCCCTCGTGGCTAAGCCCACGGTTGAACAGGTGGCAGGGAATTGAGCTACGACATTCACGCCGTGGTTCCCGCGCGCGAGGGCTGCTGTGCATGCCATGGTGGCGAGAACCTGGACATTGGGAACACCACCAGCAACACGTCCCCGCTGTGGCGCCACGCCGCCCCGCAGACGGACGGGCTGGCCGGAATCCATGGCAAGGCCGGCGGCGAGTTCGCCGCGTATCTGCGCACCAGCCTGGAACACATGAAAGCCCACCGACCAGAGTACGAACCACTGGTGAGGGGCGGCGGCGAGTGGGGCACTTATGACACCGCTGTTGAGTACATGACCCGGGTTGTGGAAGCCGCCGAGAAGCACCCCACGGCACGGTTTTACGTCAGCACCTAATAGACCCAAAAACAGGCACGCAGCGTGTCACGCTTGAAGTAACGACACCCAGCCCCACAAGAAAGACCCACCCCATGGATTTGTTCACTATCTGGTTCCACGTTTTCCCCTGGATTTCCCTTTTCGCGTGCGTGTGCTTGGCGCTCATTGTGGTTTGGATGTGGTTTCCGCGGCCCAACGCCGTGGACGGCGCACGCAAGGCGGGTTTCCGCGACGGCTACAGCACCGGCCACAAGGACGGCGTGAAAGAGGGCTACAAGGCCGGGGCTGAGGATAAGCACCTCGAGGAAGGGCACTTTATCAAGTGCCCCGAGTGCGACCATGCGATCCACATTCCCACCATCCTGCATGTGAACGGCGCGCCCGGGGAACAGACCATTGATTGTGAGCCGGACACCACGGAATTGTGGCTGCACATTGAGGGCCACAAGACAGGGACAGTGGACCATGCCTGAGCCCCGGCCCCTGGAAGTCCCCCCGGGGCCAATTACCGAACCGGCCTACTGCAACCATTGCGGTCAGGGCTACATACTCCAACAGTTCGCTGACGAATGCCCCTGCAGGAAGGAACCAAAGCCGTGATTATCACCTACGCCAGCACCAACGACGACTTGAAGTATCTAACCAGCTTGGGCGTCCCCTTGGAGGACGTAGCCCACCGCATGGGACGCAGCCCGGACGCCGTGCAAACCATGCTGACCAAAGACGAACCGGAAGACTGAGAATGCAAAAGCAATGGAGCGCCGAAACCCTCAAGCTGCGTGCTGAGGCCGGGGAAGCGATAGACAAGCTCGCGCGGTCAATGTCAAAGGACCGCGACGACTGGGGCGACCGCAACGACTGGACCGACGAGGAACGGGAAACCGCGCTGGTCAAGGCCCACCAAACAACGGCATGGGTGGCCATGGTCCAAATGCAAAGCTTTGACGACTTGGAACACAGCGTTGAGGTGCACATATCCAGCGGCGCCACGCACGCCACAAACCGTGGCCTAGCTGAACACCTGGCCGAAATCTACTAACTGAAAGGCTCACGGACATGGGCAAGATCACCGATTTTTTCCGCAAGATTTGGCAGGGCAACAGCATGGGCCATGTGCCCGGGCAGGTCAGTTCCCAAGACGCTGAGGACGCCATGGCAGCGGCGGCGCGACTCGTGCAACCCAGCGAGCTCACCCGCCGCATGGACTATGAGGCAGCCGTCCGCAGCTTCATTCCCGCATGGGAGGGGCGCGACGCCCCCAGCGAGGCTTACGGGCCACAGTCCCCGGCGCTCATTCAAGAGTTCATGAGGTGGGCCACTGACAACGACGAATGGACGTGGCCGGCGTTCAACGCGGCGGACTTGGCGGACCACCCGGACGCTTTGGCGCCGTATTTCTTCCGGCTGCCAGCCACCGCGAGCGTTCGCTACGGCGACATTGTGGTGCAAGGCCGTGACGAACTCCACCCGTTCGGGAATGTGGGCATTGCTGCCCGGGCTTTCGTGGTCAACGGCTATGTGGACCTGTTCACGCAGACCTACACGAACGGGTGCCAGATCGTGACCGAACCAGCGAACATTACGGCGGTATTCCGCAAGAGTCATGCTGCGTAAGTTCAAAAAGGCGGACTACCCCCTAGACCTTGACCAGCAAGCCATTTACGTCCAGGACCGCATAGAGGTTGAGGACGGGCACCACATTTGGCAGCTGGCACTCCACAAGGTCTGGGGGTATCCCCGGGGTGGTCAGCCTATCGGTTACAAGATTGCCTACCGTGCCGCGTGGGAGGTTGAGCATGGGGAACGTCTGCCGTCCAACGTGCTGATTCTGCCGACGTGCGAACGGCCCGAATGCGTGAACCCGGCGCACATGGTCAAGTCCACCTTGAACCCGGGCGCGTTACCAAAGATCACCGCCGCGCGGCTTGAGCGCTTGACCGGGGAAAACAGTTAAGATAGGTGTCAAGACCCCCCGTATAGAAATACCGAGAGCATGAATGGAAGGTGAC